ATCTTCTGAGTGTTACTGTTGTAAACAAATCGACCTATACCCACTTCATCAAAAATGTCAACTCCTGATTGAAGAACCCAAGAACCACCAACATAGTAGTACACTGAACCATCACGAATATCAATAATTGAGTTTAGAGGGTCAGTTAGTTCTAATACATCCCACGTAGAGTTTGCCTGTGAGAAAGATGTGTAACCGTATGCTTTAGGACCACGGAATTTAGCAAGTCTAGGATCACTTGTCAAATCAACATTAAGAACTGCGGCTCCTCCTACATATGTATTAGAGCCTAGGTCTGTTGTTTGAGCAGTAATACTATCACCAGCACGTTGAATTTTTACTTTAGTACCGATCGTGCCAAAGTCATCCCATCCGCCTACTGTTTGGTTAGTAACGTAACCTGCCGCGCCCGATGTAGCACCGTAGTTGCCATTACCCCATTTGATAGAAGAAGTACCGTCGGCGACAACCCACGCGTCTGATCGTGCATAGTTATAAATAATACTCCAAGTAAATCCGTTACCACCTGGCGTACGGACAGCAGATAGTGTGTACTCTCTGCCGTCAGATGGATCTGTATACCATGCAATTAGAACGCCGATAGCATCATCATCTGAATTAACAGAAGATAATCGTACTTCGTGCGTATAGTTAGCAAGTCTACTATAAGACACCATACCAATATAAGAAGCAGAGTTAGTTGTATTTTGAATCTTATCATTGATAGAATCGTAAGACCATGCTGTAGTTTCAGATGGTATTGCCGGCTGTGCTGTACTTGTTGTATGTGAGAAACGATACCAAGTATCAAACACTTCTTGGAATGTTACAATATTTGATTGTGCTTCAGTAAGTTCAGTGTCGTTTTCAATAAACTGTCCGAAACTTAGAGTGTAATCTTGCTCTGATGTGCGAGTACCATCAATTGCGATAAATGGTACTTGTCCTTCAGCACCTGCAGGAACAGAACGTGAGATTTCGTTTTCGTTTTCTGTTTCAGTCCAGTATCGACCATCGTGAGTGTGACTATCGTTTGCAACTTGTAGATTAACGTTTGATACATCTGCACTGCCGTCAATAGTGAAACTGCCACTAACATCACCAGTAGCAAATGTTACGGTTCTTGGAGTAAACCATTTACTAGCAGTGTCAGCGTTACCGAATACATTACCTGTCAAATTTCCAGTCAATCCAGCACTACTTGACAACTCACCGTCTAATTGTATATTACCTGTTATAGTGTAATTACCCGTAGTTGTCACATCACCGGATTGTGTGGTATTACCAGTAATATCATAATTACCAGTGGTTGTTACATCACCAGATTGTGTTGTATTACCAGTGATATTGTAATCACCGGTAGTGGTTACATCACCAGATTGTGTTGTATTACCAGTAATATCATAGTTACCAGTGGTTGTTACATCACCAGATTGTGTTGTATTACCTGTGACAGAAAACTCACCTGTCAATGTCAAGTCATCAGACATTGTAGTGGTTCCGCCAATAGCGGCGTTACCTGATACCTCGAGGTCTTTTGTGTGGATAGTACCAGTAGTTGTAAAATCCTGCGAATCAGTTGTCCAGGTGTCAGCAGATTCATCCCAGTACAGTTTTACATTAGTGCCTGTACCTCGTTCAATTTCAATGCCGCCATCTACCGGTGTAGTATTCGGGTCACCTTCAAAGTTACTATTCAAAAGAAGAATGTTGTCAGCAATTTCAACTGTTACAGAATCAACTGTAGTAGTTGTACCTTGAACTGTTAAGTTACCTGTAATAACTGTATCGCCATCAACTCCTAAATCGCCAGTAATATCAACATTGCCGGTTTGAGATACTGTACCAGTAATATTCAAATTCGTAGTATTAATATTATGAGTTGTAGAATTCTCATTTGTAGTAGTTGTATTACTAGTGTATGTCGAGGTATCCAAATTAACCGATGTAGTTGAATTGATATCAGTAGTATCAGCATTTAGGATATAATCATCAGCATTTACAGTGTAATCATTAGTTGCTGTATGTGTTGTGTTATTTGTGTTTGTAACATATGCATTAGTATCCAAATTAACCGATGTAGTTGAATTGATATCAGTAGTATCAGCATTTAGGATATAATCATCAGCATTTACAGTGTAATCATTAGTTGCTGTATGCGTTGTATTATTCGTATTGGTAACATACGCATTGGTATCCATGTTGACAGATGTAGTTGAATTGATATCTGTTGTGTTTGCATTTAGAATATAATCATCCGCATTTACAGTGTAGTCATTTGTAGTTGTATGAGTACTATTGTTTGTGTTAACTACATACGCATTGGTGTCTACATTGATTGAATCAGTAGAATTGATATCTGCGGTGTTAGCATTTAGAATGTAATCATCCGCATTTACAGTGTAGTCATTTGTAGTTGTATGCGTTGTGTTATTTGTATTTGTAACATACGCATTAGTATCTACATTAATACTGTCAGCAGAATTAATATCAGTAGTGTTAGCATTTAGAATGTAATCATCCGCATTTACAGTATAGTCATTAGTTGCTGTATGTGTTGTGTTATTTGTGTTTGTAACATACGCATTAGTATCTAAATTAACAGATGTAGTTGAATTGATATCAGTAGTATCAGTGTTTAAAGTGTAATCATCCGATGTAATGCTGTAATCATTGGTTGCGGTTTGTGAAATATTATTGGCACTTAATGAATAGTTACTAGTTACAGTATGCGTAGAATTTGTACTGTTAGTAACATACGCATTTGTATCCATGTTAATGCTATCAGCAGAATTGATATCCGTAGTGTTAGCATTTAGAATATAATCATCAGTTGTTATGGTGTATACACCAGAATTAGTATGAGTAGAAGTAGTAGTATTAGTTGTTAGGGTAGTGGTATCAGTGTTGATAGACTGACCCATATTAATGTCCAATGTGTTACCGTTCATAACGGTATCAACCGCATTCACCGTGTAAGTCAATGCGTTAGATGTTATAGTATCACCCTGTTGTGTGATGGCAGTAGCATTCAAATCATACGTTGTAGCCAAAATATCGGTATCAGGTGAATTTAGTGTAAGCGTATTATCACCGTTAATATTAACATCGTCACTGCCGAAGTTTGCCACATTTGTACTGGTCAAATTCAATACATTTCCGCTACTAACCGATGTTGTTTCGGCACTATACATTGAAGTATTGTTTGCAGACATATTAGTAGTATCAGTCTGCAAATTGTAACTACTGCCTACTGTAACTCCCATGTTATTAGTTGCGCTCAGGTTCATGTCAGTAGAGGCGCCAGTAATAGTAGGAGCGTTTAAATCAATTAATTCACTAGATGACAAAGTAGTAACTCTAGTGTTTAACGATGCAGTATCAGATGTAAGTGTGTAAGAATATGTTGCTGATAATTGAATGTTTTCTGCGTTGGTTCTTACTAATGGTGCGGAAGTAGTAACATCAGTAGTGGCATTCAGGTCTATCATGTCCCCGTCGGCTGTTATCTGAGGACTTGTAATAGTGGTACTAGTGTTAGATTCTATAACTGTGCCGCCATTTGATTTTAGAGAAGTAGTTTCACCGTCTTGGAATAAAGATCCGGTGATACGAACATCACCAGTAACAGTGTAATTACCTGTTTGGTTAGTATTACCGGTGTGGTCTGTCTCACCTACATGAGTCAAACGACCAGTTAAATCATAATCACCGTTTTGCGTTACATTGCCTGTTTGGTTAGTGTTACCAGCGTGAGAAATGTTACCAGTTAAATTGTAGTCACCAGTTTGTGTAGTGTCACCAGTATGTACTTGGTCACCGGTATGATAAAAGTTAGTAGAATCACCAGCGTCTGCTCCTGCAGTGTCAGGACCTAGAGTCAGATCACCATACATAAATGTATCGTTTTCTACTCTTAGTTCGTTGCCGATATTAGCATTATTCATTACTTCCAAATCGTAAGTAGTGAATGTGCCGCCTACGAAGAAGTTTTGATCTTCTGTTGTCCAACGGTCATATGATTCATCCCACAAGAAACGAACATTATCTAAATCACCACGTTCGACTTCAAGACCTGTTAACATTACATTGGCAGTATAAGGGGAACCGTTACCTGACTCATTGGCAGAATAATCTTTTGAAGTCAATAAATATTCAAAGTTTCCTGCTGGATTATCAGGATCTCCTTCAAACAAGTGATTAAGAGTAATCACAGGATCTTCCATAACTACCGTTTCTGTGTTCACAGTTGTGGTGTTACCCTGTACAATTAGGTTAGCACGGATCTCTATCGTGCCACTCATTGATTCTATAATTGGTATTTCGGTAGGACCGTTATCTAGTACAAGTCTCTCGCCCTCTAGGAATAATCTATCCCCAAAACTAATTCTTTCAGCCATTTTATTTTCTTCCGTTTTAACTATGTTATTGGTAAACTAATTTTTACACTACTCGACTATTTATCATTGTTATTCGAAATGATTATATTATGTATCTGTTTTGACAGTTGTTGGTGAGCATCGTTGCCAGGATGACAGTTATCTTTAAAATGTTCTTCATTTTCTTTCATCGCATCTAGTATCATTTCAGCATCTTTGAACAATTCATTTTTTAGTTGTATAGGATCACGATTGTTTTTGTCTTCTAATATATTCCAGTTTGATACTAGATGTGAATATGGCATTGATTCTTTCAGTAATTGACTTCTCCAATCTTCTATGATGTGATCCGGTGTGATATATTCTTTGTATATTTCATGCAGTGGTGCTTGACCTTCAACGACTATAACCTTAGGATTGCCCATATTCACTATCGCATCAGCAGCCCATTTATATACCTTATGTGCTGTCTTTTCTAGTAAATCATTGTATGTCCATTCAGGCGGGTCTAAATATTGTAAGTTGAAATCTCTAGGCAACTCTGTGTGAAACCAAACAATATAATCACACTCGTATTGTTTCTTTATGGATGACTTTGCTATACTACTAAAATTACCTCTACCATTTTCAGATAAGTTGGTGACATTGTATCCGTAACGTTTTAAGTGATACTCAGTATGTCCGTCAGCAGTAAAACCATCTAGTGGCATTGCATAGTTGGGTACTCCCCAACTATCACCCCATATTGTAATGTTTGTTTTTGATGTATTCATAAAAGTTATTTAGTATAAATTACCGCTTGCTATTTTAGCATAGATGATATATACTAGTAGAACGCAACTACATCAAATACATATACCATATGAAACAAAAAATATTAGACTTAATACACGACAAACCCAAACATTACGCCATGATGATTAAGAAAGATCCGGCAATGTATGATTGGGTCATGTCGCAATCGAAAGCAGACAGTGAGCATTTTCCTACGCATATTTACAGCGCAATCAATGACGGCAAGACTAATATTTGCGTAAATGGAAATAAACGAGAAGTATCAAGAATATCCAACGGTTACAAAAACTGCGGGCCTGCAAATGTATGTGAATGTACTAGAGATACCCTTTCTGAAAAGGTAAGTCACACAAAACATAACGCATCAAAAGAAGAAAAAATAAAAGCCAATCAAAAGCGAAAAGCCACGATGGTTGAAAAATATGGAGTCGAGTACAATTCGCAACGCTCGGATATCAAACACATATGGAAGAAACCAAAGATACCAGATCATGTACATGAAAAACTATCAAACAAAAATTGGTTAGAGAAAGAATATATAACTGATAACAAATCAGGTTTTGAAATAGCCAAAGACCTTAAGATATACTATGGTACAGTACTTGATTATTGTAGGCAGCATGGATTTGAGATTCAACAAAATTACAATCGTTCCCTTACAGAAAAAGAGATATACGAATATATAACCACAATCTTAAGGGTAAAAGCAGTACATTCAGACTGGGAAACACTAAAAACCAAAGAATTAGATATATTAGTTCCATCACATAATTTCGCCATTGAAGTCAATGGTTTGTATTGGCATAGTTATAATCCTGAAACCCAACACATTGAAAATCGTAGTAGACATATCGATAAGACTTTAGAGGCAAAGGAAAAAGGCATTGATTTAATACACATTACCGATTATGAATGGACACACAAAAAGGATATTGTGAAATCTATTATAAGAAGCAAACTAGGCAAAAACGATAAAATATATGCTAGAAATACGACAATACAATCGGTTGACACAAAAACAGCATTGAATTTTATGGATCGTTATCACATACAGGGAGCATTAGGCAGTAAGTATTATTTCGGTTTATATAAAGGTGATGACTTAGTTATGCTAATATCGGCTGGCAAAAATAGATTCACCAAAGATGACTCAATAGAATTGCATAGACTATGTAGTAAAAGCGGAATTACCGTTGTAGGCGGAGCAAGTAAACTAATTAAACACTTGCATAACATAGTAAATCAACCTATAATAAGTTATTGTGACCGTAGCAAGTCTAATGGCAATGGTTATTATTCTATGGGATTTGAATTGGTAAAAGAGACAGGTCCTGGATACTATTGGACTGATGGGAATGAAATACTTAGTAGATACAAGTGTAGGAAATCAAACTTAAAAAATTGGTTAAGTTCCTTTGATTCTGAATTAAGCGAGTCAAAAAATATGTTCAATGCTAACTATAAAAGATATTGGGATTGTGGGAACTTAGTGTTTATTTACAATCCATAAAAAACCCAGGCCGAAGCCTGGGTCCATTTTGACAAATATCTAAGAGATATTATACAAACGCTAGGTTCTGTACAGCAATCTTAGAAACGTAGTCAGCCGCATTACCTAGAGATGATGCAGTATTAGTTAGTTCTACGTAACCGTAACGTGTCATGAATGATACTACTGGTTCGAATGTAGCAGGATCTACTACAACGCCAGAAGACATTAGCGGAACATATGGACAGTAGAATGCTGCCGCATCAATTTCGCCTTGACCTTTGTAGCCTAGTAGTACTGGAGAAGTATCAGAAGCGTAAGTGTTAACGTAAACACGCATAGTACCGTTTAGAGTACCAACGAATTTAGTGTTAGTAGGCGCTTCGAAAGTACCTTCAGTAGTACGAGCGAATGCAGAAGTAGTCGCAGATTGTAGAACTGTTAGAGCAGCAGGTGAAACTACAGCCCAGTTAGCAGCACCACGGCGAGTACGTTGTGCAACAAGGTTTGCTTGTTGGTTGATTAGAGTTGCTAGAACTGCGTGACGGTCACCAACGAATGTTGGAGTACCAGTGAACGCACCGTTCATGTCGAAAGTAGCACCAGTAGTTGCTAGATTTTCTAGTGAACCTAGGATCTCTTGGTCGATTTCAGCAGTGATTTCCATTGCTAGAGCAGCCATGATTTCTGCTTCGATATCTAGACCGTGCATTGCGTTAGCGTCTTGAGCCGCTTCGAATGTCCAGCGAGCACTTAGTTTACGAGTTTTCGCTTCAACAGTTTGCTTCAATACTTGGATTGACATGCGGTTACCAGCAGCACCTTCTAGAGCAGCAGTTGGTAGTGGAGCATTTACGCCGTCACCAGAGTAGTTTTTAGCAATATCGAATGGAGATAGTGCTTCTGAACCAGCAGTTGTAGCGCCAGCATTGTCAGCGTAACGTACACGTAGAGTGTGGATCTGACCAACTGGACCAGTCATTGGTTGTACACCGATGATTTCGTTAGCAATTACTGTAGGCATTACACGACGGATAACTGGTAGAATTACTTTGTTTAGTGTAGCAATGTTACCTGCTTGTGTCGCACCAGCAGTAGCAGACTCGTTTAGAGCCTTTTTAGTGTTTTCTAGTACTGAAGACATTACATCGCGCTTGTTGCCTTGTAGACCATCTAGTAGGGCTTCGCGTGTAGTATCCCAGTTATTTCCTTCAAAAAGATTTTCCATCTTTATGTTCTCCTGTTATATCTGGATTAGTTAAGTCCTGCTAGTTTACGTAGCACGACAATATCGGCATCGCCACTCTGATTAGTCGCATCAACTTTGCGATTACCAGTGTGTTCAGTCACTTTGCCTTCGGTTAAAGTCTGTTTCGCTCCCTCATTAGAGGAAACAGTTTCATTTAAAACAGCAGGTAAGTATTTCTTAAATGCTGATTTAAGATTCTGGGTTTTTACTGATTCAAGTAGATCACCCATCACACGGCGTTTTTCGCCAGAAAGTGGTTTTAGAAGTTCGGTCATAACCTTGTTACGGTTAGCACGGTCTTCCATAATACGTACTTTCTTTTGTGCCTGTGCAATTGCGTCTTCTTTTTCAGCAATCATTGCTTCTAGTTTAGCAACAGTTTCAGCAGATTCGTTTAGTTTCTTGTTCATTTTAGATACTTCAGTTCCTTCATTAAGTTGTGAAGCCATGAACTCACCTGCGAATGCTTCAAATAGACGGCGACCAAAGTCATTTTCTTTAGCCTGTTGAATGTCTTCTTTCAGCATTGTTAGTTCTGAACGTAGTGAATCTGTGATAGTTTTTTCGACAAGTTGTGCCGAACGTTTGATAAATGATTCTTTGGTTTTCTTTAGAAGTTCTTTGCCTTCCGCGACCATGCGAACCTTAGTTTCAACTAGTTCTGCTTTGTCTTTGTGGAACTCTGCTAGTTCACGCGCCAATTGTTTAGTAACGAAAGTCTTAGTTGTTTCTAGAGATTCGTTCATCTTGGTGCGGTCAGCATGAAGTTCCTTAACTTCTGATGCAAGTTGAGAAGTAATGAATTTTTCGAGAAGTTTAGCATGTTCCGTAATTGCTTTTTTATAAGCAATACGTTCTGCGATTAGTGCTTGTCTGTCGGCTTGAAACTCTTCGATTTCAGAACGGATAGCAGATTCAATGGTATGTTCCATTGCTTCTACAATCACGCCTTTGTCGTGTTCAAACTTCTGGGCAAACTCCTCACGCAATTCTGCTGTGATTTCCTCTCTTGCTTCATTTAGTTTTGCTTCCCAAGCCTCTTTAATTGGTGCCGCAGCGTCTTCGCTTAAAACACCAGACTCAAGAAGACCAGCAAGGATATCTTTTGCCATTGTTAGGTCTCCTATTTAAGTTTAAGTTCGTTGATGAACTTAACTATTTCCTTAGACAGATAATGTTCTGCCGTGTTGTCGTATTGAGCATGTTGTGCAAGATTCCATATTTGATTTCCTCCACGCATGTTCATTAGTCCTTCGTAAATCGCCTTTGGATATGCATCTGGAGCACTAGGTTGTGCTACAATGTCTACCGTTACGATTTCAAAATTGCTCACGCTACCACTACCATCAACTTCACCTGAGCCACGAGACGAAACGCCTAGCGTAGCACCCGATTCAATCAATGTTCTAATGATATTACCCATAGGTGTTGGAACAATTTTTAGTTTGCCATAACCATTAGGACCATCCATCCACATATTTTCAATAATGTGTGAAACACGGTCAACATTTACTGTCAATTCTGGTGGGTGGTCACATTCGCCAAGTACAGGGAATCCAGAAGAAATTTTCTTCTGAACGGACTCCACAGCACGAGCGATTTCTGAAACCGGGTAGACTCTCTGGTTAGCATTTTTAACGCCGCCTTGGACGAAAATGCCTTCCATGAACATATCCTTCTTGCCATCATCACTTTCAACAATTTTCGCCTTGACGTTTGCTTGTGAATGTGATAGTCTTTCTATAAGAATGGACATAGTCTTAACCCCTTATCTTACTTTTTAAGGCCAGTTAGGGTAGAATGAGCGGATTTATCACCGTCATCACCTGGCTTGCCTTTTTCACCTTTCATTTTAGGTGCTTTCTTACCAGAAACATTAACGTTACCAGTATTCATTTCTTTTGGTGATTCTCCTTTACCACCAGCAGTGTTACCATCACGGGCACCTACTGGAGCAGCACTTGATTCATCACCTGGACGTTTTGGATTAGCGTTAACTGTAGATTGAGTCATGTCGCCGTTATCACCTGGCTTAGCAGTTGCTTTGTTAACATACTCAACTAGTTCTTCGTCATCAGACTCTTCAAGTTCTTCATCTTCCATGAAAGATTCTTCAACTTCTTCATCGTCTTCTAGATCCATGTCCATTTCTTCTTCGTCTTCATCACCAGCCATAATTTTTTCAAATTCGGCTTCAAGTTCAGCGATTGCAGATTCTAGGTCATCTACACGAGATTCCACGTCACCGTGTTCTTCTTCGTGTTCGTCTTCCATACCGTCGTCATCGAAATCGAATTCGCCTTCTTCATCATCCATTTCTAGATCATCTAGGGCTTCTTCATCTTCCATTTCGTCAGCATCGTAAATTGCTTCTGAATCTAGTTCATCAGCATCGTCTTCAATTTCAGTGTAATCTTCTTCTGACTCGTCTAGGTCTTCCAAATCTTCTTCTACAACTTCGTCACTTTCGCTTAGAAGTTCTTCGTGGATCTGACGAGCGTTTTCAACGATGAAATCATGTAGCAACTCTTCCGCGGCTTCACGTTCTTCGTTAATAAGAAGTTCCAACACTTGTTCTAGCGCACTTCTTGGCATCTTTATAGTCTCCTTATCGGTTAAACCACTTTCTATGTGGCAAAGTTATAGAACATACTTCTGTTCTAATAGTATTTACTTATATCTGTATATTATATGTGAGAATGTAGGAAAACGGTTACTTTTTGGCTAAAAAAGTAACCGTATGATATTTATACGGAAGTAACAGTAGATAAACTGCTGTCTTTTTACATTTCAAGGTCGCCGCCTTCTTCTGACTGAGCACCATAAATTGTTGACAATCTATCGGCTCTTTTAGAATTTTCGTACTTGCGGTATTCTCTTATGTTTCTGAGTTTTGACAAATGTATAAGGGTAAGGCGTGATTTTCGCACATCGCTTACCTCTATAGTGTTCATCGAATCTTCTTCCGGTGAATAATTTTCTGTAAGTTCTTGATATCTCATAACTTTATTTATCAATATCCTTATAATTCTTCAGTGTCTTCATCCGGAGCGTTTTCATTACCAGAGATTGGGGAACCTTCATCTTCCATATCATCTTCTGGTCCGAAATCAAAGTCTTCACCGCCTATGTCATCACCTTCAGGAGGAGGAGCAGAACCTACGTCACCCATACCTGCCATATCTCCGTCAGCGTAGTTTGTGTCACCACGCTCTTCCATGACCATGCTTTCGTTTTCTAGGATTTCATCTTCGGTTAGACCCATAAAGCGTTTTAGCGCAAAGCGTTTACTCATGTATGGCAAATCTGCCACACTAGAGAACACATTAATCATTACTGAATCTACTTCGGCTTGTCGGAACTTACCAAAGTTCTGTGGCGGGTTGAATGTTAAATTGAACTGTGAACTTTCTACTTGAACACCACGTTTTTTCAAAAACATTTTAAATTCGTAATCAAGTTCGTCTGCCAACAAGTTCTGTAGACGTTCACAGAATTTAGTAAAGCGGAACTCTTGAATCATTGCCGAACCAATACGTCCATCGTTAACACTAGAGTCAGGATCATTATCACTAGCACCCATGTATGATGGTGGGACACGAAGACCACGGAACATCTTGTTATTGAAGTAACGCAAATCATCAATCTGACCTAAGTTTTCACCACCTGGTAGTGTTTCAACACGAGACCCGCGCCCTTCCGCAGTTTGAGCAAAGAAATAATCTTCCATTACTGATAGTGGGTTGTATGCAGAATCAGTAATGTTTTGTCCGCCACCTGTCTTGGATGGAATTCTACGTTGGTGAATTTCATTCTTGATACGCTCTAAGTGTGTTCGTGCTTTGTGTGTCGGCATTGAACCCACATCAATATAAAATACGCGGCGCTCCGGAGCACGTTGAACACGGTAAATTAGTATTGCGTCTTCCAATAGTTCTTTTTGCTTATACACTTTAAAGATAGGCTCAAGTATTGAAGTTCCAAATGGCCAGAAACTATCAATACCTTCACTTAATGATAGGTGTACAATGTGTTTGGCATCTACTGGCATTGCTTCTTCACTATGCCCCAATCTTGATCCGCCAGCAGATCCGAATGTGCCAGCATTTGCATTCGTGTTAGGAGTACCTACTTGATAACCTGTAGGAAGATTTTTCATTTTGTCTTCCGATGCAGTTACACTCATTTCGCCGATATTCAAGTCGATATCACGAATAAAGTAAACTTCAGGCTTTTTACCTTTACTTTCATTTACTAGAATCTTTTCTACTTTCGATGGATCAACCCAAAATAAACGATATGTTTCAGGATCACGAATGAAAATTTGATCACCATATTTGATTGCATTACGGAATATACGGAATGAACGCTTTTTTAGTTCGTTCAAGTTTACCCACTGGCGCAGTGACTTCTGAATAACTTCAGACTCACTTTCAGTCGGGTCTTCGTTCCAATGTATATCAAACGGCATATCAGTTGTTTCGTTCTTTAGTGTAGAGAATTCAGCAATTACATCAAGTGCCGCATTAACTTCGCTATCCAAGTCCATCTGATCATATTGCCCGTAACGTTGAACACGGTTAGGCTGTCCTTGATACACTTCTGGTAGCCATGAACTATAACGTTTGTTTGTTGCTTCACCGCCTTCGTACTTACTTTGCGAAGGGGTTTTAGTCATACTTCGGTCACCACCATCGTATGATTTAAAATATTTTTTCCAAGTTGCCATTTGTAATCCTATCCTTTAAACTATTTTAGCATATTTATCGTTGTGCCGCAACTACTATCCGTTGAGTGTTTTTATCAATTCGTTAATTCGATTAATAAGGAATTGTGTTTCCTGTGCATTTGTCGCATCACGCGCATTTGCGGATACCGCCATCTTATTACTGTTTGCTTCTTTTAGTAGTCGAGTAAGAACATCTTTAAAATCAGAATCAGATAAATTCATGTTGTCCCTTTGCATTTTAAGACTGTCTACAAACATTCTAGCGGAATCATCATTGAAGTATGCTTCTTTATTTCCAAGTCCTGACTGTGCCAACAAACCTGACTTCATATCCCATAATGCGGCGCCTGCAGCATCATTGACAAAATAATCGTACATACGACTTTCACTAGGATTGTATCCTATGGCATCATTTGTATTTCCGTCATCGGCATCTATCAATGATTGTGCATTAGATTCTCGTAGCATATCACCTGCAAAGTCAGTGATTGTTGCCTGCAATCCAGTAATCGCTCCTACTAACTTACCACCAATTGCTTCTGCCAACGCATCCATTTTAGGTTGAAGTTCAGTCAATAATTTATTCATACCTTGGTTCAAATCTTTTAAGTTCTCTCCCAAGTTCGCCTTTGTCAAGCCTGCGGATATAGACTGTTCCAATGTTAGACCTAATCTACGACTTCTCATATCTTGTGAATATGCCGCTTGATAATCTTCTTCAGTTACTTGTGGGGCTTCCTGACCTATTTGGTCAAATCTATCTGACATAGACATTAATTCTGATAGCAGTGTACCTGACACCCCGCCTTCACCGCGCATCAATAGTTGTCTATCAACTTCTGACATGTTACCCAAAATAGAAGACACATCAAGTTCAGACATTGCGTTTTTCAATGCATCAGGATCACCAGTTGACTCATATGATACGGCTAGGCGGTCTATCGTTTCAAATAGTTTAGCAGTGATAGGGTTGTCCATCATTGCTCTACCTTCTTCGGTAGCCAAGAATTGTGCTCTATCTCCTGCTACTAAACGAGTTTGTAACATTTTACCCATTTCTGATCCTGCGCCGAACATAGTAGATGAACTAATCGCATCACTTAGAGCCTGTACTTGTTCCATAGGAACACCTTTGGCTGCCATCATACCCAAAGATACCTTTGTTCTATCTTCGTCAAGTGTCTCTTTAATCAAAGCGGCTGATTCTTCCATTGATATTTTTAGTACCTTGGATGTATCTGAAACAGCATCCATGAAATTGTTCATACCTTGTCTTAGTTGCGATTCACTCATTTGGTTTAACGCGCCTAAGTTCTTAAGAGTTTCTAAGTATTCACCTGTCATAACAGTAGTTTGACCGAATGTCATAGCATACTCTTTCATTAGATTTAACGATCCATCCAATCCATATGCAAAGTCTTTGACTAATTTCAATGAATCTAACATACCCAGACTGCCAATTGCTTCTGAGTACTTGTCCGCAAATGCTGCCGCTTCGCCCATCAAGAATCCTGATTTGTTCACAGCATAAGAAAATTCAGATAGGGTACCTTCAGCATCTTCTAAACCAACCATCAGACCTGACTGTCTTATTTCACTAGAAAAATCTAATCGCTCATTAATGTTTTCCATAATAAACGAGTCTGCGGCTGCTATTGTGCCTACTACAGCAGTTAAACCTGCGGCGAACTTACCGCCCACACCTTTAATAAAGTCAATTTTACCGCCCATGTCTTCTGCTGTTGCTAATCGCATTGCAGATGCTTCACTATGACCTTGTTTGATTAACTCTTCTACACGCTTGTTCAGGTCTTCTGCACTTTTTATACCTTCTTTTTGGGCGTCTAGTTGTTTCTTCATAATATCGCCCAAGAATTTCAGTGTGAAAATGTTTTCTTTTTGAAATTTACTGTCATCCTTCTGATTATCCTCATTTTGCTGCTTATTTTGCTTGCGAGCCTTTTCATCCTCTCTGCGCATCCCACGCAATTCATCCATCATGGATTTGTATTGCCCTTGTGTTATTTTGTCACCTCTGGCAATCTGGATTAACAGTTTGGAAATGTTCATAAAGTGTTTGTCTTGCCTTGATACTGCTTTCTCTACAGACAACATTGCTTTGTCGGTCGCCCATCCAGGGAACTGACCCGCTTTTCCAAACCCCTTAATTACTCCATCAAATTCTGACATTTTTATCGTATCTCTCGTTGTTTACAGGTTTCATGTATAAATAGAAACGCTACGCCGTACTACGGCTTACAATGTATTTATCAATTAGGAAAAATCAATGTCAAACAACCCACTGAGTAAGTATTTCAGAAAACCTGCAATGTACGTTACATTGCCAACCAATGGTTTATTCAATCCAGAGATTGATAAGACCATATTGGATGAAGTGCCAATTTTACCAATGACTGCGCTAGATGAAATATCATTACAGAATCCAGATGCTTTGTTAAACGGTGAGGCTCTCATCAATGTCATCAAAAGTTGTGTGCCTTCGATTCCAAATCCAAGAAAACTATGTAACATAGATGCGGAGTCATTGTTCCTAGCAATACAGTATGCCAGTTCCGGAAAGGACATAGAGCACACGCATCAATGTACAGAATGTGACGCAGTGACAGATTACAAAGTTGATTTGAATCAACTTATGAATAGGTTTCCGGATATTAAAGAGATACCTGTTGTTGAACATGAGGGTATAAAAATTTATATCTCACCTGCAACAGTTGAAAGTGTAACTCGTTTGAGTCTTATGGATATAGAGCGTAAAAAGATTTTACTAGAAATTGAAAGCAGTGTATCGGACGAAGATCCAGATGGTGACATGGAACTTGCAAAACGATTTTACCAAAGTTTCAATAAGATTGTACAACACAATGTTAGTCTTCTAACAGAAGCAATCTACAAAATAGAAACCGAAGATGGTGAAATAGTGACTGACAAGGCATTTATTGACGAATTTATGTTCAATATTCCCGGAAAAGTAGTTGACAAGATCAACCAAATTGCTGTACAATTATCTAAGAAGCCTGATGATTCAAACTTGTTAAAGTTCACATGCCCAGAATGCGGGAATGTAGACGAAGTGAATATTGAGGTAAATCCTATAAATTTTTCCATCGCTGGCTCGTAACAGCCAGCACGGAAGATATACAGGAGCGTATTGAAAAATACGAAAAACAGGTTGACAAGTTACACTATAACCTGTTACAATTAACTTGGTACATGCGTGGAGGGGTTTCTATTTCTGAAATCCACGAAATGCCTGTAACTCATATCAAACACTTGAACTCTATAATAGAGAACAATTTTGAAATGAGCAAGAAGGCTGGTACGCCTATTATATAGTACCCGTCAGTAACGACGGAAACATCCAGAATATTATTATATAAAAACCGACTTCAGAATCCGACCACCAAGGTCTTATAGCGTCTTAAAACTAAAACTATCTAAAATGTAGTGAACTATACTTACAAGCAGAACTGGATGATACATTGTATCCGGGATTGAGACTGCCATCGTAATGGTGTTGCCGTCAGAATAGGAAGGTTAGGCGCTTCCACGCTTCTCGTAAATCTGCAAAATAGTCTGTAATGAGCAAGGATACTTACCTATTCTTGCGGAAAATACATGTAACCGCATGTATACCAGAGTAACCGTGCCGATGAACTGTGAAAAACCAGAGAACGCACACACTGATGGCAGGAAATACAAAATCACTGCCGGCTTTATTCATATTGGTCTGTTTAGATATGTTTAAGGTGCCGTTGGGACGAAAGTCGCAAGTACTGGGTTAAGAGGGGATCGCCAACCTACCTCGTCTATCTGGAGACTAACCCATAAACAGAGGTGACACCTCGGTAATATCCGAGTTAACCATTTGCCCCGGCAACGGGGCAATTGTGGCTCCTCCTGGTAATGATATAAATAAGAGCACAATAATTCTCTTAATAGCCCTCGGCAGAGAAAAGACCGATTAAAAACGAAAACTGAGTTTACGAAGTTTGAGTTTTTATGAGGGCTTAGGTCTTGTTAAAGACCTCTATAGGATGGTGATAATGTCTAACAAATCAAAAAACAAAGGTTCTGGTTATGAACGAGAACAAGCAAAATTCTTAAGTGAACTATATAATGGTTCGTTTATTCGTGTCCCTAACTCCGGTGCATTCATCGGAGGTAAAAATCAAAAGAGAACTGAGATACTAAGCGAGGGACAAATTCGTTCATTTAAAGGGGATTTGATTCCGCCTGATAACTGGAAGTACTTTAACTCTGAATGTAAATTCTACGCCGATTTTCAATTTCACTCGTTACTATCGCCGGGTTATATTCCCATACTAGAAAAATGGATAGACCAATGTATGGAAGTAGCCGAAGACAAAGACCTAAACATTATGTTTATGAAGTTCAATCGTAAAGGGAAGTATGTTGCGTATCAAGCAAGTCTAGGGTGGAAAACCCCACATTCTATCGTGTACACCAGTAAGAATCATGGTGATTGGATATTCTGTGGGGCAGATATGTTTTGGGAACTCCACCGAGATTCAGTGGAGTCTGCTTCTATTAATGGGGTTTAGTCGTTTCGTTCTCCGACTCCCCAATCAACTACTACTGGGAATCGTGGAATACCATCAGGTGTAGGTGTGAAGTATCGTAGTGTCGCCCATGTTGGCTTATTATTTGATTCAAACAACTCTCTAAGCGTTGCTTGGTTACCACGAACACCAGCGCCGAATTGTGTTCCATCAGGTAGATTTAGAACAAAGCGTTTGATGTGTCCACTCCAATTACCTTGACCTTCTTCTACTGATACTACAGTAAATTCATCTGTGATAAACTCTTTGCGTTTGAGTAGGAATTTACTACGCTTGTTTTCGTATGCACTATCAATGCGAACCATTTGCCCTTCAAAACCGTCAGTCAGGTAAGTACCATATAGTTCATCTAGTTTTTCTTGGGAAAATACTTTTGTTGTCTCTACAACTACAACACCTTCTATATCTTTTACGATTTCGCTCAACAGTTGTTGACGGTCAGTAAATGGCATGTTGGGATTGTTAGTATCAAACAAGTCATAAACATGGTACTGTACAAGTTCTTTTGACTTGGTAATATCTGCTTCTGTTAGTTTAGTTTTGCGAACCATAGAAGTGATACTATTGAAGTCATCTTTTAGTTCGTGATTGTATAGTTCACCGTCAATGATAATTCCTGGCATTGCATCAAAAACTTCTTTCAATGATTCTTCAAGATGCGGACAACTAGTAATTTCTTTGCCAGCACGAGTCCAAAGACCATTAGCACGAGAAAGACAGCGAATACCATCTAGTTTGGGTTGTGAAATTACTGGGAACTCTAGACCCTTTTTTAGTTTAGAGTAATCATTCGCTAACATTGGCATAAACTTGTCAAAGTTTTTGATCATTGTTTGATCACCAAAGTAACCGGAATCTTGTTTTGACGTATAATTGGATTTGATTTCGCTTTCTGCTTGCTCTCTGGGTGTAGTTTCATTACTGCGGCCTAGATTCTTACCTGAAGACAATCTCCACTCAGAAGTAACCATTTTACCGTCTTTGATACCTGCCACGGTACGATAACCATATTCTTCACCGTTTTGCCCTAACTCCATATACCACACACGAGTTTTGCCTTTGGTGTCTAGTTTGTATAGCGGTATGTATTTTTTAATAACTTCCATTTGTTTTTCCTCAGTGTTAATTGCCTTGCTATTGTAGTATATTTATTATAGAATGTCAACTATTTTTTCATACAACGAATCGTATGGTTTGACCCAGAACATGTTTCTATTATGTTCTAGAATGTACTTATCCTTATCATACAAACTGCGTAGTGTCATAGGAGATAATGCTAGTAAATCTTTGAGTGATTTTAGAAATTCTTCAAACCTTTCATCATCATTCAGTATGTTATCGTAACCGTAATCAATCCAATCGGGAAACTTGAACCCCATATCACGCAAGTCTTGCACTATGCCAGGATACGCATATGGTAAAATAAAGTGACCTTTGATTAGAGGATCCCATGTTTTCTCTGTGATAGATTCTGTCTCGCCGTTTGTTGTGATAGTCTCTACATACACACTAAAGTACGAATCTTCGTAATAGTCATTGTGAACAGGCCACCAAAGTCCGGCACCGAAACCATTGTTGTTGTCCATCAAACAACTAGGTTCTTGCGGAGAAAGAATGTTTTTATTAAGTGGATCGCTTACGTAACCTTTATGTTTATATGCATCTTGTTCTAAAAATTCTTTAAGTTTGATTCGTGCTATAGTCCTAGGATGCGTCATTGAATGATAGTATATTCTTCCTGGAGCAAGGTAGTGTTTAGGGTCTTTTACTTTTGTGATAGGATTCAATTCAAACATTTTAGCACTTGCACCCCAAGTCCACACTCGTTCTCTTAAATCGAATTTATCATACTCGGTAAAATATGCTTTTTGTCGATTCCATAATATGTCATAGAATGGATACGAGGTGTTTTTCTTATTAGTATGTACGATTACTACTCTACAACCATAGGATTCCCATTCTTGTTTTATTTGGTCGTGTACTTTTTTAATATCTGAATGGTCGTCAACATGGTAGATACTGAACACTACAATCAGTTGGTTGTTGTAATCTTCTTTGATAAATTCAAACTGTTCTTTAGTGTTTACACCTCGACCGCCAACAACTGGGATTATATCACATTTAGTAATGTCGTATTCTTTTTCAAACCTGTCTTTTTCCAGTTCGATAGGTAATAAGTGTGCTTGACTGCCTATAATGGTAGGAATAACTGTGTCTGACCAAAATACTTTTATCATGGTAAAATGCTCTCTTCTGACTTAACTATAGTAGCCGCTTCTTCCATCGCAACTTTTACATTGTGATTGAACTGGTATATAGGCATAAGCCCTCTTGCTTTTGCCGTTATTCGTTTAATATCGTGTATCAAATTTGTTTGAGCGACCCGTGTTTTGCCTACAGTTTCATTCTTGAAATTGTGTTCGTCAAACACTCGCTGTAAGAATAGCAAATGATCTTCGGGAAGCGGGTGACCATCATTAAACTTGTTGCCGAATATAGAATATTCTTTTTCAAATTTGTTCTTATTGATATCGTTGTTCCACAATACTTCGTAAAAATTTGCGGTGATACTGTTAAGTGTTTCTCTGTGATCTACCAGCAGACTGGCTAACACATCTGAATGTTTGCCATTAATTAAATTGTTGTTGTCGCCTTGGTCTATTTGTCTTGCTATGTCTACCATACTGATAAAGTGCCATTGGCAACCTATTGCTTCGAGTGTGGTTTTGACAAGTGAAATAGTGTTCAGATCCCGTATCAACATACCTAGTGGATCAACGAATCGCATAACCCAATTTTCATCATAAATGTTTTGGGTGAAAATGTTACCTGGAGTGACCCAAGTACCATCGACCCATCGGTCTTCACGACACACATTTGTCCACGAAACCATAATCAAATCGTCTTCTGTAAACTTATGTTTGGCATTCGCATAAGCAAACTGTTGTGCCATATATTGATTACCTGCACCGCTGCGTCCGTAGTTGTATAAAGGTATATCAAGGTCTGAGGCTATAATTTCAGGCCATGTTGCCCAATGGTATGCGGTGAAACTGCATCCGAATGTAAATATTCGTTTGGGTTGTCGTTCAATTAGTTTCATAGTTTGTTGTCCAGGTCGGTCAGAAATTGTTTTATCTTTGCCATTGTATGGTCTGACCTTACCATAGTTTCAAAGTTATGTTTTAGTATATCAGTCCTTTTAAAACGCCACTCCACTCGTTCACGAGTGTTCATTTTATCTAATTTATGACAAGTATTGCGTACAACTTCCAGAAGTTTTCTGTAACGTATTACTGGGTCTATCTCATCATCAAACGACATGTCTTCAAACCAATCTTCGTATGTATAGTAACCTAATTTTCTCAAGTGTCTATTTGCTCCGGGATTACCATATATTAAGAATGGTTGAAAGTATGCTACTGGTCTGAATGTTTTCTCCGAAAAGAACATGACAGATCCTGAATCATACGAAACGGATGTTTCGTTGACAATTTGAAACAGAGTTTGGTCGTGTATGTGACGGTATGGTGTATCCAACGCCCAGTTACGATTGAAATCATTGTTGTCAACAATCATGGGTAACCGGTTCAACCATGCCTCGTAATCTTCTTCTGGTATATCGTGTAAATGAGGTTCTTCTTTAATACGTCTTAGTAAGTTAGGATGAACCTTGTCGTGGCTTATAAGACCCCAATGATTAACGTCACTGCGAGATAACAAAAATTGTGCCATAGTTCTGTAGTAACGATTTACACGACTAAGACTTGAATACATCTTATCTCTGTGTTCCATTGCACAATTGTGGTGAGCAGTTTGAAAATGGTGCTCAAGAATTTGCCTGTTCATTCGTCCATCTATAGATAGTACTTGTTCAAATGAAGGGAATGAAAACACATGAATAGGTTCTTTCTTGGTTCTCGCTACATACTTTTCTATGTTTGTTTCATCTGCTAAGTTAGCCGATGTGTATATGATTTGTGAAGGACTCACTCCGTACTTTTCGCAGTTGAAGTATAATAAATCAAAGAACGGCATTTCCCTAACCGGATCAAATCCTTCTGTGCTCGCATCAAACACAAAAAAGTAATCTTTGTTTTTCAGTTTTTGTAACGCATCAGGAGTCAAATACTGAAACAAATCAGTGTTTTTAGACCAAGTGGTATAAGAAAGCAACCCATGTATAAACGATTTACTTTTTATCTTATCGTGGTCCAATGAATCATGTAATGTGTTACGCACAATAACAGTAAATATTGTGTCTTTGCACTCTCTCAAATACGGATTTTCTTTTAATACGTTATCTAACTTTTTCATACGGTTATTTATACATGGTACGGATGATAAATATAGACTCGTATTACTTGACACCTGTAGTATCATTGTAGTATACTGTTAGAACTATAAGGAGAAAAACATCTATGTCTCAAAGAAGAGGTCCTAACTACCTAAACAATAAGGATATGCTCAAGCAAATCCATATATCAAAATCGAACCACTGTTGGTTCGAAGACAGAGAAAAGTACCATCAGTTTGATTTAATTATTAACAACGAAGAGGGTGATCTAAACGTTTTAGATGAAATGAAAAAGCGTTTAGATGAAGCAAAACAAAACAAAGCAGAACGTTTACAAACACTTGATTGGGATTTAAACACTGACAAGTCTAAGAAAAAAGTTGACTTTGTGGTAGATGCCAATACATTTGAAGATGATGAAATCGTATTCCGTGTAATGACGTTTGAGCACATTCCTGATGAACCAGGACGTAAGCGTAATCCAAAACATCCTCGAGATTACAAAGCGAAGTTGAATTTCCCGCCATTCAAGCATTACATCTTGAAAGATGGTGAGGCTGTATGTGTAGGTATTTCACATTATAACAGCAACAAAGAATTTGACTTGACTCACGGTAAGATTACTGCTACACTAGCGAATATGTATATCAAACTGGTTGAACGATTTTCCCAACGTTCTAACTGGCGTGGCTACACTTATGTAGATGAAATGCGCGGTCAAGCATTGCTTCAACTTGCGCAAATTGGTCTACAGTTTAGCGAAGATAAATCAGATAACCCGTTTGCATACTATACTGCTGTTGTGAACAACTCTTTTACTCGTGTACTAAACAATGAGAAAAAGAATCAAGGTTTGCGAGACGATCTATTAGAAAGTATAGGTCAAGCACCTAGTTGGACACGACAACTAGAACATGAGTTACAAGCGCATGAGCGTTGGCAACGAGTGAAGAACACAACAATAACGGATGATGAAATCCCAACAGAAACTATCAAAGAGATATACTCGGAAGATGACTGATAATCTTTTCAAAAAGGCAGCAGTGTTCACAGACATACACTGGGGTCTCCGCAACAACTCTAAGCAACATAACCAAGATTGTATGGACTTTGTTGATTGGTCAATTAAAACTGCTAAGGATAAAGGTTGTGAAACTTTTATCTTTTGTGGTGACTGGCACCATCAACGAGCAAGTCTTAACATATCAACATTAAAGTTTAGTTTAGAGGCGTTGCGTAAACTCAATGACGCCTTTGAAAAGTGTTATTTTATTCTAGGCAATCACGATTTGTATTATCGTGAAAACCGAGAAGTCAATTCTGTTGAATTTGCAAAAGAGTTTCCGAACATTGTTCTAGTGGAAGAAACACTAGTTGAAGGTGATGTTGCCATTGTACCGTGGCTGGTAGGTGATGAATGGAAGAAAATTCCTAAAATCAAATCTAAGTATATGTTTGGACATTTTGAACTTCCTACATTCAAACTTAATGCGATGGTGGAAATGCCAGACCACGGCGGCTTGAAAGGCGGAATGTTCAAACATCAAGACTATGTGTTTTCTGGGCACTTCCACAAACGACAAATCAAAGACAACATCATATACATAGGCAATGCATTCCCTCACAACTTTAGTGATTCGTGGGATGATGAACGAGGTCTAATGACAATAGAATGGGGTGAAGACCCTGAATTCTTTGCGTGGCCTCATGCACCTAAGTATCGTAACATTAACCTAAGCACGTTACTAGAAGATCCTGGTAAGTATCTTCTTCCTAAGACTAGTGCTAAGGTTTCATTGGACATAGACATTAGTTATGAAGAAGCAAATTTTATCAAGGATACATTTGTGGAGACTTACAACCTACGTGACATTTCGCTTGTTCCTATTAAAAATACGGAACATATGGAAGACACGGGTGCAGAAATACATTTCGAAACAATTGACGAAATTGTTATCACACAAATCTCCGAACTATATGGTACATTTGATAAGAATCTACTTATTAACATCTACAATAGCCTATAAGAGAGGACAATAGTGCTAAAGATTAAGAACATAACCATTCGTAACTTCTTATCCGTTGGTAACGTTACACAAGTTATAGACCTTAATAGACAGAATCTAACCTTGGTATTGGGCAACAACGTTGACTTAGGTGGTGATGGTAGTCGAAACGGTACTGGTAAGACTACACTCATTAATGCTCTATCATATGCATTGTATGGTAACGCATTGTCAGATATTAAGAAAAACAACCTTATCAACAAGACTAACGGTAAGAACATGCTTGTTACTGTTGATTTTGAATATAACGGTGACGAATATCGTCTAGAGCGCGGTCGTTCTCCCAATGTATTCCGTTTTCTAAAAGACGGTATAGATATGAACGGTGAAGACCACGCACAAGGCGAAATGCGAGAAACACAAGTAGAAGTAGATTCTATCATTGGTATTTCGCATACAATGTTTAAGCACGTAGTCGCACTCAACACATATACTGAACCGTTTCTTAGTATGCGGGCAGGCGATCAACGAGAACTCATTGAAGAACTTCTTGGTATCACTGAATTGTCTCGTAAGGCAGATTTGCTCAAAGAACAAATCAAGCAAACTAAAGATTTGATTAAAGAGGAAGAGTACAACCTCACCGCTAAAGAACAAGCAAACAAACGTATATTAGAAAACATTGCGAGTGTAGAACGAAGAGCCAAAGTATGGACTAAAACTCACAAATCAGAGATTGAAGAATTAGAACAAGCATTGGAATCATTGTCACACATAGAAATTGACAAAGAACTAAAACTACATGAAGACTTAACGGTGTATACTGCTAAACTGTCCAAAATCAACGATTCTAAAAAGTGGGCAGAACGTATCAAAACTAGTGTGAACAAGAACGAAAAACTTGTAGAAAAACTAGAAGCGGAGATAGCACTACTCGTAGACCACAAGTGTCATAGTTGCGGTCAAGAACTTCACGATTCTAAACAGGAAGAGATTCTAAAATCTAAAGAAGAACAAAAACAAGAGGCGGCACTACAGGCCGTCAGTGACTTAGCACAATTAGAAGAACATCTTGGTGTTATTGCTGAGGAAGAAACTTTAGGTGACGAACCAGAACCATTTTATCCGTCGGTTACTGAGGCATACGAACATCAGAACTCAGTGAAATCGTTGCAGGATCAAATTGCTAGTAAGAAAGATGCGATTAATCCATACGATGACCAAATCAAAGAACTTAGAGAAAACGCACTAGCAGAAATTGATTACACTCATATGAATGCTCTTGTATCTCTCAAGGATCACCAAGACTTTTTGATTAAATTGCTAACAAGTAAAGATAGTTTCATACGTAAGAAGATTATAGACCAAAACCTTAGTTACTTGAACAACAGACTCGAATATTATCTTGACAAACTTGGACTGCCACATTCAGTTGTATTCCAAAGTGACTTGACAGTAGAGATTACAGAATTGGGACGAGACTTGGACTTTGGTAACTTGTCACGAGGCGAGCGCAACCGTTTGATTCTGGGACTATCGTGGGCATTCCGTGATGTGTTTGAATCACTTTACTCAACTATCAATGTACTATTTGTTGACGAATTGATGGATAGTGGTATGGATACAAATGGTGCTGAATCTGCATTGGGTATTTTGAAGAAAATGACCCGAGAACGAAATAGGTCAATCTTCCTTGTATCGCATAAGGAAGAGTTGATGGGTCGTGTTAGTGACATATTGAACGTTACCAAAGAGAATGGTTTCACTACGTTCCATCAGGAAGATCCTCAGGATATAACTGAAGAATTAGAACATAAAACATAAATAAAAGATGTTGGAATGCCAACATATAAACAAGGAGAATAAAATGACAATTCACGAACAAATTGAAGAACAAATGGCAATTTACCTAAAAGAAAGCGAAGCATTTGAAACCAAAGGAGTAAAAGCAGCCGCCGCTCGTGCTCGCAAGGCATTGGGTGAAATTGGTAAACTAGCAAAAGAACGCCGTAAAGAAATTCAAGAAAAGAAAAATAATTTGTAAAAACCCTTGACAGGGCTATCATTATTTGAGATAATGATATTAATGAGTTAGCAACGTGTCTCCTCTCTCTTAACCTCTCACTGCGTGGTTAACTCATTTTTAAATCTGAAGTCAAATCCCTTTACATCTTACGGTGTGAAGGGATTTTTTTATACTTCCTATTTCTAAAACTTCGTAGTTTATACGAAGATAAATACAACTATGAAATAGGAGACATGCAAATGGCAATACCAAAAAGTCTGTACGACCAAACCAGAGAAGCAGAAGAAAGGGTCTATATAACCGACCCCGCCAACAGATTGAACCGTAGGAAAGTATCTTTTCCCTACACGCCTACCATTAGTATAAGTGGCGATGCGGGATACAGTAGTTACGATCCGACGCATTCTAACTATCAACAAAAAATATTTCAAAGCGGTACCAACGCAGAGATTTCGTTGATTGCACCTATGATTATTCGCACAGAATTAGATGCAGAAGAAGTGTTGGATATGTCTCAGTTTTTCAGAGCGGCAATGAAAATGCATTTTGGTGAAAAGGACGAAAGTAAAGGTCTCCCACCGCCTGTTCTACGATTGCATATCAACAACATATATACCAATGTTCCTGTTGTAGTCGCAGGATTCCAATGGAACTTTGAAAACGATGTAGACTATATACCGTTTGATAACAACGGAACTGTTGCATATTTGCCAGTATCAAGTACATTTGTATTGTCTCTGAGTACTACATACGCTCCGGCAAAAGTGCGAGGTGAATTTTCATTACGTGATTATTCGATGGGTAATTTAAGAAATAAGGGGTATATCTAAAATGTACGAAAAGCATAGTCCGTGGTTTAAAACCCCAACAGTAGATAAAACTATTTTAGATTTGCAAGTGCCAAGATACATATACGAAGATCCTTTGGATGAAGTTTATGTCATTGAACAAAAGTATGATAAACGTCCTGACTTGTTTAGTTACGACCGTTATGGCACTTCTAAGTACTGGTGGATATTTGCACAACGAAACAAAAACACAATCAAGGATCCAGTGTTTGATTTTACCGCAGGTACAACTATACGAGTACCATCAGCAGATAATATATCGAGGATGAGTTAATGGCGTTAACTAACGAGGAAATAGTCAAACTCTATTCGTCTAACAATCCTGAACTTGTTCAAAGTCCAGAGGTTAATGCGACTCCTGAACAACAAAGTCAATTCAATCAGGGAAACGAAATAATTCAGGATAACTCACTAGGAAACTTGAATAGTATTGAACGAACTAACGATTGGGTTCCCAATCCGTTACATGAGTATGAAACGTATACCTATAACTTGAAAATGTTTATTGTAGACCAGTTGGAAACTAGAAGGTTTTTAAATGGTGAAGTAAGTATCGATGATATGTTTTCTGGTTCATGGCCATCAGATGATGCCATTGTTATCGCACAAACTGGTTTGACAACTGAGATAATGATAGATGATTTGACTATCAGAAGTATAGGTAACACTCAAGGTCTAGACCATGGTGGTGTGGGCACACATCTTTCATTTACTTTGACTAGTGTTGGTAACGCCTTTCTAATAGACAACATACTCAAAGCAATTAAAATTATGGGTTATCCTTCAATCGCATATGCTACATTCTTTATAGATATAACATTCACAGGATATGGTCATGATGGTGAAGCATACAACTTACCAGATAGAAGATTGATACCATTTGTAATCAGTAACATAAACGACATACAAACATCTACTACATTAGAAGGTACAGTAGCAACGTTGGAAGGTGTCATTGCTACAGATATGGGCAATAAACCTGAAAACGACATTGTTATTGAAGATATCGAATATAAAATTGGAGATACATTAGAAACTACGGTTAAAAACTTAGAAAGTGCAATAGACCAATATCTAGCAGAATTGCGTTTTACTAACGATACTCAATATCAAAATTCTTACTTCTTTGAGTTTTCAGAAAACTTTAAAAACACATATGGTAAAAACAATCCTATAATGGATTCCAGCAAACCTAACTATCAGGAAGCGTCTAATAAAGCAGATCCGGAGCGAAAGGGCAGATTGCCATTAGAAATGACACAAAACGGTTTTATTGCTACAGTTCATGCTGGAACGAGTATAAAATATGCGTTACGTGATTTGGTACTTCATTCAATGAATGTTGCTAAGTCGTTAACTGAAACTAGTAACACATTTACGAAGTTGCCACATATCACTGTACATACAGTGCCTAAGATTAATGGATTTAACATGGTCACTGGTACACAAGCATACGATATAAAGTATTTTCTTGACATACGTGAAGAATTTGTTGACCAAAATATAACAGATTTGGCAGAAAAGTCAACACATGTAACGAGTAATATAGACAAACTACTACAGCAAAATAGACTTGTTAAGAAATATTACAGTGACTATACTGGGTTAAATACTGATATCTTGGCATTGGAAGTGAAACTCAATAGACAGTTAACCAAGACTACTAATAACTTCACAAGTAACTACAGTATAAACCAGCATTTAGAAAACTATATACGCGGTCTTGAAGGTATCAATGACCAAGCACGTGCCAGACTAGAAGAGTTAAGTTCTGACCATATTCGTTTAACCAATGAATACGAACAAGTTAAAAGAGATTTGGAAAGACAAGAAAAAAACTTTGACAACGAAAACCGAGAAGTTAAAAACGAAATACTTTCTGCTATCCGTTCTAATCTAGGATTAGGAGGTGATGGACCTGAGAGAGCGTTGATGGCGCAGTACAACGACAAATCATTCACTGAGTTACGAATGGCGGCAGCAGATGATTCATTAGTTGCAGAAGCACTATCTGACTCTAATATTGCCTCAAGAGTTGAGCAACAAGATAGTGAATGGAGAAGACTTCAAAATATTAGAACCGCACAATTTGAAAAACAAAATCAATTAAAATCAAATGACAACGAAACATTTGATATAGTGTTTGGTGTTCAATCAACAAACGCAAGTAACAAGTTATATGAAGATGTTAAAACGATAAGAGAACAAAGTCGAGGCAATGGCATAATGTTACTTGAAAATTTAGATGACGATAAAGTATTATCATTGACCTCTAAAGAAAAACAACAATTGCTTGACATAATATTGACTAATCCAGGAATGTTCAGGTCTTCTAGTTATAAGTACATAGAAAATATGCGTAGAGCATCTTCTGTATCTTCAAATATTCAAATTGATGAAGACATAGTAAATCACAAGTTTGATGAAGGACATAATATAGATTTGAGTATGGTCAATGCTGAGATGACTATTGTAGGTGATCCTTTTTGGATTTCTCCGGTGACTGAACCTAAGACCAGAGAAATAGAACATGTTTCGGAACTTCAAGTAGTGAATGCTGACAAAGAGAGAAATCTACAATATGGTATTGCTGGAACTAATGTTGTAATGTTAATACGTAATGCTCCTAATGGTTCGGATGAGAATGACAATTTGAAAATAGATAACTTGTTCACGTATTTGTATTTTGTTAAAGATATTGAATCTAGTTTTTCTGGCGGAGCATTCACACAAACACTGTCTATGATACGACTTGATGCCGCAAAAGAATATGAAAAGAAATTTAAAGGTGAAGTTACTGTACAATTGGATGGAGAACCATAATGTCGTATAATGATAAAAGACCATCATTGGGTGAGGTGTTTAACAAGAACAAACATCATAAGAACAACCCACTTATAGATAAAGTACAAAGTGGTATATACAAAGCAATTACAACTGGCGATCCTGATCCCGAAGGTCGTGGACGACTAGCCGCATATATACCTAAACTTGCGGGTAACCCTGACAAACCATTATACTTCCAATATGCTTCGCCATTTGGAGGAACTAACGGAATATCTAACTACGGTTTCTATGCTGTCCCTCCAGACCCAGGCTTGACAATCATGGTTTTCTTTGCTAATAATGGCGATTTAAGAGAAGGCTATTGGTTCGCAGTTGCAGGAGGAGTACCAGACATTGTATCCGGTGGTGCTGTAGGTAAGGCACTTGCAGATGGTACAGGACAGGGTGAAGGCGTATACGCTGACCAACCTGCTGCGAAATCTCGTATACCAGACTTAGCAACTGCACAAAACTTAGATGGTGCTGCTGGTGCATCGCCTGCAAATTCAACATCGGGTACTATGGCAATCATCGGTGACAAACCACTGTCAAACGAATTGTTAAATTTTGTTAAAGAGTCTTCCGGATTCAAAGAATCAACTCAATATACCGCCGACCAGATATTCAATGGTTATGGCACGAAGGCAAAATTCGATGACGAATACATTACTAAAGACGAAGCCGAAAAACGTTTGAAGGATGAGTTACTTAATAAACGAGATTATGTTATACGATACGGTATTGAAAAAGGTTACGTGTGGAATGAATCGCAAATAAATGCACTAACATCATACGCACAATCAGCAGGTAATATAGAACAAATTACAGGTGCAGGTACTTTAAAGAATGCTGAGATAGCATCTAATCTTGCGAAGTCAGTTGGCGGATTGTTTGGCGGTGACAATGAGAAAAGGCGCAAGCAAGAATCTAAATGGTTTTTATCAAACTCACAAGGTGAAAGTACAGTAGGTCCTGCGTTTTCTAACCACCCAAGAAACATAAACGTATCAGCACAAGGGTTGTATACGGACCCAGTGCGTGGTCAATCTACAGCATCTCCTAATCGTGATGCAAGTTATAACGAACCACAAGCCGCCCGTGTATTCGGCATTAAGTCTCCGGGTCAAAATGCATTGACAATTGATGACGGTAGTACAGACGATGAAGGAAACATTCATCCGTCTCAAATACGCCTTACAACGGGTTCTGGGGCAAGTGTTATACTTGATGGAGATAATGACTTTATCTACATGATCAACTCTAAAGGAACAGCGTGGGTCGAAATAGGAGCCGATGGACATGTGATGACATACGCACAAGGCTCTATTAGTATGCGAGCGGAGAAAGATATTAACCTTCGTGCTGATAAAGATATTAATATAGATGCTGGTAACAAAATTAATATGCGAAGTGTTAACGACACTACAATGAATAACAAAAATTATCATCTTAAATCATCAGGTTCTAATTACACTGAAGCCAAAGGTTCGGCACACACTTGGGTTGGTACAAGTATGTTTGTTACGACCAGCGGAGGTGTACTACACTTAAATGGTCCTGTAGCACAACAAGCATCTGAGATACCAAAGAAAGATATGCCTGACATACAAAATTTAGAATCTACAGTAGCAAAACAAATTACAGTGCCTATAATGCCTACACATGAGCCGTTTATAAGACCTGTTATGCCAACATACACTTCTGGTCCTATACAGGAAGATCCGCAAAGTTATCAAGCGCAACAAACAGCAATGAACCAACCGCAATCTAAACAAACTGTTGATAGAACGCAACCAACAGGTGAAGGAGGTGGCGGTGATACCGGCGAGGTACCACAAGGGCTAGTAGAGTATTCAGGTTCTATCACTGTAAGAAATCTACCTCTACAAGATGAACTATTCACTATACTTGAAAAATCAGCACAGTCTACTAACATACGTGTGCTTATAACATCTGGTGGGCAACATCCAAGAGGTAGACGTACAGGTAGTGACAGACATAACGATGGTTATGCGGCAGATGTACAGTTATTCAAAGACGGACAAAAGTTATATATTACCAATCCACAGCATGAACCTATGATTAGACAGTTCTTTAAGAGTGCAAAAGCAAATGGTGCTTTGAGTATAGGTGCAGGCGCAGGTTATATGGGCGGTAGTACATATCACATAGACATTGCACCAGGTAATACTGTACCAACAAATGCTTCAAGAACATGGGGCGCAGGTGGTCGTTATGCATACGCACCATCGTGGTTGAAGTCATTAATGGGTTAAGGAGGTTATATGATATACGATAAAAGACAAGGGTCGCTTCTTAATTACATCCAACGTCCATTAAATGTGGTAACACCTTATGGTACCTATTTGGGTCTGTTATACAATGATGATAAACCGGATTATATTCTTTCTGATGTTAAAGTAAAATGTTATCAACCTGAAGATTTGACATTTTCTATATTCAGTAAAGATTTTATAACAAAAGAAGAAAACCCAATACTAGAGTTAACGAATGATGATACGATAGGATTCGGTTACAAAGTATCACCTATAGAACTAAAGACTGGATACATTACGGTTGCTTCTAAACGCATTGACATTACAACTGGGATAATAAATCGTGCCGAAGCAGAAAAGATATTAGAAAAGCAACTGCGAAATATAGGTAATATCATAGAACAGTTTGTGCATCAACCTATATCACAAACACAATATGACGCATTGTTGATTCATTTCTTTTATGAGGGTGTAGATTCAGTAGAAGATAGTGCTATTGTTAAAATGGTTAATGAAGGATTGTGGTTTGAAATTACAGATGAAATTCAAACAAACATAAAAAGGGCGAATGGCAAAGTTGATGACAACCTCGCCAAACGCCGTATGGCAATTGCTAATATTTGGAGTTATGTTCCTGGATATAGTTAAAGTTCTTCACGACTTGCCAGAACACGGTCAGCAAAACCGTTTGCAACTGCTTCTTCCGCAGACAAGAATGTATCAAACTTCATAGTATTGAACAACTCTTCATATTGTTTGCCTGCGGTATTGTGTTTAACATACAACTGGGTTAGTCGCTCATTTAGTCGCTTAGACTCTTCAAAGTGACGGCGAGCATCTTCGAATTCTAGTTCTTGAACGTGTACAGAACCACGTGTGCCAGGAGTTCCTGATGATACACGGTGAATCATAGTACGAGATTCTGGAAGCACAAAACGTTTTCCTGGTGCTCCTGCTTGTGCTAAGAAAGATCCCATTGATGCTGCCTGACCCATAACCGTAGTAGTTACGTCACACTTGATGAATTGCATAGTATCATACATTGCCAAGCCAGCAGTTACGCTACCGCCCGGCGAGTTGATATACAGATGGATATCTTTTTCTGGGTTGTCTGCCTCTAAGAACAATAGTTGAGTACAAATCAAATCTGAAATGTGGTCGTCTACTACTCCTGTAAGAAACAATACACGCTCTTTTAGTAAGCGTGATTTGATATCCATTGCACGTTCACCTTGAGGTGTTTGTTCAATGACCATTGGTACTAATGCCATAATAGAAATATTCCTTTTGTTAGTTTGTGTTCTTCTATAATAACAACTTATACACAAGTTGTCAATGATTTTGATAAATAGATAAAACTGTTTTAACAAGGAGACCAGTGAATGGCAAAAATAAGATTCAACAATACACAGTTAACAAGATCGGTGGGTACAACTTCGGTTATCATACCACCAACCGTAACAGCAACATTAAGAAAAACACTAGATAATCCAAATGCATACAGTACGAGTCAAAGTGATTATTTCGGTCGATCAGTAAGTATTTCTGGTAATTACGCAATTATAGGTGCAGTCAATGAAGAAGATGCTGACGGCGGCTTCAATTCAGGTAAAGCATACATATTTGATGTGACTACAGGTAATTTACTACATACGCTAGATAATCCAAATGCATTCAGTACAAGTTCTAGTGATTATTTCGGTGCATCAGTAAGTATCTCTGGTAACTATGCTATTGTAAGCGCACACTATGAAGACGATGCAGGCGGTACTAATTCAGGTAAAGCATACATATTCGATGTAACAACTGGTAACTTGTTACACACACTAGACAATCCAAATCCATACAGTACCAGTTTACATGATAATTTCGGTATATCAGTAAGTATTGATGGAAACTACGCAATTGTGGGCGCATGGTATGAAGATGATGCAAGTGTTATTAACTCAGGTAAAGCATACATCTTTGATGTGACAACTGGTAACTTGTTGCATACACTAGACGATCCAAACCCATACAGTACAAGTACTAATGATAATTTCGGACAATCCGTAAGTATTGATGGTAACTATGCTATTGTAGGTGCATATCGAGAAGGTGATGCTAGTGGCACGGATTCGGGTAAAGCATACATCTTTGATGTTACGACTGGTAACTTATTATATACACTAGCCAATCCAAATGCATTCAGTACAAGTGCTAGTGATTATTTCGGTTGGTCAGTAAGTATTTCTGGTAACTATGCTATTGTAAGCGCACATACGGAAGACGATGCAGATGGTGATGGTTCGGGTAAAGCATACATCTTTGATGTTACGACTGGTAACTTATTATATACACTAGACAATCCAAACGCATTCAGTACAAGTGCTAGTGATTATTTCGGTACATCAGTAAGTATCTCTGGTAACTATGCTATTGTAGGCGCATCTAGTGAAGACGATGCAAATGGTGATGGTTCGGGTAAAGCATACATATTTGATGTTACGACTGGAACTTTAGTTGCTACAATAGACAATCCAAACGCATTCAGTACAAGTGCTGGCGATTATTTCGGTAATTTTGTAAGCATTTCTGGTAACTATGCTATTGTAAGCGCACATACGGAAGACGATGCAGATGGTGTCGATTCAGGTAAAGCATACATATTCGAATTAAGTTAAGGAAAATAATAACCCTAGAATTTTCTAGGGTTTTCCATAACTAGAAATCCTCAAACTTCGTAGTTTATACGGTGATAAATACTATTAAATGAATTGTGAGACCGAAAAACATGATTAACTACACTGGATTCAGTTCAAAGAACATCAAGGCAATCAACGATAGATTGACAGGTAAAGACCTAGTAGTCGAAGATTTGCTTAACGAAATTATGACACGTAAAGGTGAGCGCATAATGATGCCTCGTTATGGAAGTATCATTCACGACTTAATTTTTGAACCGCTAACTACCGATGTTAGGGGTTTAGTTGAGGATGATTTACGAGAGATAATTAATAATGATCCTAGAGCAGAAGCAATTTCAATACGCGTGTACGAGACGGATCACACATTGTCGGCAGACATACAAATTAACATTTTACCAGCAAACGAAGTAGAATTGCTTCAAATTAATATAGAGAGATAAAGTAATGGCGCTAGAACGAGTAGACAAATTATTTGCGGGCGAAAGTTGGACAACAGTATATACCGCTTTCACCAATGTAAGTCTTAAGGCTTACGATTTTGATAATATAAGAGAGGCACTATTAACATACGTGTCCGAAACATATCCAGACAAATTTAACGACTTGATTGCAAGTTCAGAATTTGTTGCGATAGTAGACCTTGTTGCATACTTTGGTCATGCTCTTGCTTTCCGAATGGATATGAATACCCGTGAAAACTTCTTAGATACAGCAGAACGCAGAGAAAGTATCTTAAGAATGGCTCGCACTCTAGGCTACAATAAGACACGACCACTTAATGCTCGTGGTTTTATGAAAATCAAAAGTGTTCGTACAACCGAAGATGTTTATGACTCTACAGGTAACACACTTGCTAACCGTGTAATTCGTTGGAACGATCCTAATGATGTATCATGGTACGATAACTTTGTTACTGTTCTTAACTCTGCATTGGACGGTGAAACAAAACTAGACCAACCCGCTGGTTCAGCACTCGTTAATCAAGTAAAAACTGATTTATTCTTTTTCAATGAAGACAACGATTCCAAATCTGTAAAATACTCGTTCAATTCTACAGTTGCTGGTAAAGGTAGAACATTCGAAACAGTTCGTGCCAAGATTGATGATAACGATGTAGTAGAAGCAATGCCTGATCCTGAGCGTAACATTACACTTATATCTCGCAGTGATAACCTAGGACCATCTAGTGACCGCACTGGTTTCTTTATGTATGCTAAAGCAGGAGACCTACAATATAGAGATTTCCATTACACTTCAAGACTATCAAATCGCATTGAAGTGATTACTGAACCTAACATTTCTAACAGTGATGTTTGGATTCAACGTATAGATGACAACGGTAAAGTTCTTAATGAAGTAAAAGTTATAGACAATGATACTCGTGAAACTGCTATATACAACATTTTCCGTGATGGTAATGGTGATATGGCATCTATTCATACAGCAGATAACAATCAGATTCGTATTCAATACCCAGACGGTATCTTTGGTAATGCTGCATATGGTCGTTACCGTGTGTGGTTCCGTAAGGTAGAAAATGAAGCATTTTCTGTTAATAGTAATGATATTAAAGAAGCCTCTATAAATATTACATATAGGGGGGCTGATAATAGATCCTATAGATTAACGCTAACTCTTGAAAGTACCCGAGATTTCGCAGAAAATTTTGAAGGGGAAAATTACACTAGCGTTAGACGCATAGCACCTCGTGCATATTATGCGCAAGATAGAATGGTGAACGGACAGGATTATAATATTCTTCCATACACCTTAGGTACGAACATTGTCACTAAACTGAAATCAGTTAATACAACTTTCGCCGGGAATTCACGATACTTTGAAGCATCCGACGTTACCGGACACCATTCTAACATTCACGTAACAGGCACTGATGGCTCGGTGTATGTGGATGAAGACGAAATTTATTTGTCCATGCTGTTCCAGCGTGGCGTAGGTGATGCAAGAAACTTCATTGCCAATAGACTTGTTCAGGTATTAAAACACCCGAGCATGTTGAATAACTATTTTTATTCATACCGTGGTGAGTACGATTTTGACAAACTACTTGCTGAATACTGGCAACCAAATGCATTAGATCCACTTCGCGGTCGTGTTATCAATCCAATCATACATGAACTTGTAGAATCAGGTGACTACCTAAGACTGCGCGGTGAATGGTTCCAAGCACAAGCAATTGATATTAATGGTGATATAGTTCTTGACCGTATACTGGTTAAGAATGATATTAACGAAGTTATTGGTTTCTCACGTTTGTTTAAAGCACCAGTGACCAAGTTCTCAGAACAAGACATTGACATTATTGAAGAAAAACTAACAGATGAAAGTACAGAATCTTTTTATGTGTTCTTCGATGTGGAAAGTTATTCTTGGAATGTTTCTGATGCAAATCCAAACGAAGACTTACAATTCTTAGTAACATATGCACCAGGAACTCGTGAAAATACTTCTAAGTTTGAGATTACATTCACTGGTAAGAAAGTAGTATTTGAAAGTGCTAATCAAGTAAAATTTTACTACAACAACGAAGACATTGTAATTGACAGTGAAACAAATCTAGCAACTCGTGATACACTTTCTATTAACTACAACGATGGCAGTGTGTTATCAGGTGAATTGGGTGCAGATAAAACTGAGTATAAGGTAAACATTGCATATGCTCCGATTAATTACACGTTAGACGAAAATACAGGTCTTGCAACTATTTGTGCTGACTTTGCATTGGCTGATGGTATCACTAACGCATCATTCTTTAACATGTTTGAGAATGAAGTATTTAATAATGGTCCTGAAATTGTAGAAAAAGTCGATTACAAGTATGAACTCGCTACACCATTCGGTCCTGTGTTCTTGTTAGAAAAACTTGAATTGACAGGAAACGGGACATTGATTGGTGAGGCTCCTGAATATCAAGTATGTTGGGATAATATTGTATTTGATGATATAAGTTCGGACTTGCTAGAAATTAATATTCCTACTTCAGGATATCCAGTAACAGATTCAGACGAAATAAACATTTCTGATACTAATGCTACATCGTCTTTCCTTGTTGAAAACTTAACAGCATGTAACACCCCTTCATTCTACACAATTCAAGCGACACCTCAACAATTGATTGACCGAGGTTTCAAAGGTGAGCCTACGTTAGAATATTTTAACAGCGCAGGCAATGAAGGCAAGTTTATGTGGATTGACGAATCTGATTTGCCTGGCACAATAGAAGACGCACAACCTGGAGACAAAGGTGTACAGACGCAGTTTTCTACCACTTGGGATCCTGCAAACGAGAAATTTGTCTTTACAATACCTAAAATGTCAACATTTAGTATTGACTTGTTAGATAATGATCAATATGACATATTCTTTAAACAAGTACCATACGGCGAAATAGAGTTTGTATATGATGAAAATGATTACTTGAATCGTGTACTAGATGAAGAAAGTTTGTATACGATGACATTATCAAAAGAAGTATACGACCAAGAACATATAGAACTTGTTGACCGAACGGCGTTGTTTACTAATACATATGCCGCAGTATATTGGACAACAAATCCTGGTGTAGGAGAAACAGTTACCGCATGGGTCGGTACAATTGCTGACAACCTAAATAACTATCATGTCAAACTAAGTGCTACAATTTCTGTATCTGATAGAGTTAGAACATACACAGAACGATTCAAAGAAATTGAAACATACATTGCTGATAAATTCTTGACACCTAGTGGGCATGAAGACAATCACAAAGTAGAATTGACAACTATTTCTAAAGACCGTAACCCGACTGGTATGCTAGACATAATGCATGGTTTTGACATAGAGAAAAGATACTCTGTTGCCAAAGTGTATGAATACGATGAAGATAATACATTTATTATTAGTAGCAGTACCGATGGTAGCACTACAAATAATGCGGTTGTTGATACTCTCCAACCCGGAGAAACTGAACCGCCATTGATTCACAAAGCAAATGGCGTAGAAGCATTTTATGATTTGAGAGACAACAACTGGTGGATTCTATCCGAAGTGAATATATTCACTCAGTGGTCCCAAGTTGCCGACACAACAATTTATAAAGACAGTGTGCCGTTTAATGCCGATGTAGAATTCAATTCTTCTACTATTCGTTTAACTAGAGATGACGCACTTGTTTCTCTTGTTCGAACAGGCGGTTTAACTGTTGCTACTACAGCAAACGCACATGGTATAAACGTGGGCGATTATGTACAAGTTAAAAACGTCACAGATACATCATTCAATGGCTATGTGCTAGTTACTGATGTGACTGCAACTACGTTTACATATCAACAAGTAGATTTGGCTGACGCTACTGCAAATGATGGTGAATTCTTCTTGAAAGTTGAATACCGTTTAGAATCATTTGATGAACGTGTAGACTTCCCTAAACATGTAATACTACAAAGTTACAATGTTGCAGGGTTAGACTATGAACGAGTGTACGAATACGGTTACGCAGACTACGGATCTACTGAAGATAACGATATCGATCCAGATTCATTAATCTATGTTGAAATGGAAAGACAACTGGATAATACTGCTACAGTAGTTTCTTGGTACGTCAACCGCGGTGGTGTATGGGTTGCATTAAATGACTTTACAGCAGAGGATTATACACTATCAGCAGATAAAACACAAATTGTTATAGACAGTACAGCGTACCGAGTTGTTGAAGGTATTTCGTATGCTGAAGATAATCTAATGGGCTTCCGTTGGGATCACTATGCTGACAAAGAAAAACGTATTGATATTGACACTTCAAACATTATTGATATGTATGTATTGTCTACGGATTATGTCAACCGTGTTAATGAATGGATTTCTAATCAATTTAACGGTGTTAGACCATCTGCTCCTAACGCATATGAACTACGTAAGATTATGAAGTCTATTGAACCGAAAGCAGCAATTGCAGACCACATTAGTTATATCCCAGTCAAGTTTAAGTACTTGTTTGGTGAGTATGCCGATACAGAAAATCAGGCATACTTTGATGTAATCAAACGTCAAGGTTCACCGTTTACTAACAGTGAAACTAAAACAGCAGTTGCGACTAAGATTAATGAATACTTTGCTCTATCTAACTGGGACTTTGGCGATACGTTCTATTTCTCAGAACTAGCCGCATACCTACATGCAGAGTTGGGTGATTACATTTCAAGTGTTAAGATTAATCCTAAACTTGAAACAAGTACACTAGGAGATGTGCTAAGTATTACATGTGAGAAAGATGAAATATTCTTGGCGGTAACGTCTTCTAAGGATATTAATATTGTAGATAACCTATCTAAATGATTGGATGAATGATTGAATGACTAAAAGAATATACGACTTTTTACCAAGCCATCTGAAGAATCAGAACTTGGAAACAATATTTGAATCGACTATAGAGCGAGCATTTTCCGACGGGGAAGTTGAAAAATTGCGAGGCTTTGTGGGACGCAAGGAGGGCGGCATCTACAAGTTTGATGACGCCTATGTGACATACCCAACATACAACTATGACCGTAGAAATTATGCGCTAGAGCCTGTATTCTCAAATGATTCTATAAACGACCGAATATTCTACAATGACTTAATTAACGCCATGTACAACAAAGGCGCGTTGATTAATGACCATCACCGTTTGTTTACTGAAAAACACGAAACTATTAACATACCAATTGACAAAGATAAATTTGCTAACTGGGTAATGTATTACTGGGTACTTCCTGGTTTTGATCCTAGCATCCCAGGATCTGAATACAAAACATATATTACTATGGACAGAGCAGGTTCAAACTGGTGGTCTGATAACAATTCGTGGTACCACCATAACGATATCAATCATCTTATCAATGAGTCGAACAGTGATTTAATTATACAAGCGAAACGACCAATAATAGAATTTGACGGTAGAATGCAATTAAGTACTCAATCTCTTAACAAGATTGACAATGGATTTGAGTTGCCGTTATTTGAAATTTATGATTTAGAAAGCAACGTTGTTGGTATATCTACGGTATTTGAATATACCGGCGATGAGGAATTCGCAGCCTTTGATGATGAACTACAACTAAGACCTAAGTTGACAGCAGGAGATTATCAGTCTGAATATACATTTAATATTCCTCTAACTCCTAACAATTTTATCCGAGTGGATGGTGTAAACTACAAAATAACTATACCGTGTGAATTTAAATTCAGAAAGATCCGTGAACAGTTTGATAATGCTGAAGAAAAAACAGAGTTGCCTTTACACTTCACACCAAATAGTATCAATGATATAGATGTTTATATCAATGGTGTTAAACAGTTTGGTAATTATTCACTCAATGGAGACACAGTTGTTTTAGATTTTCCAACTCGTGAATATGTGTATGTTGATTTGTACACCGAAGATACTATCACTAACATAAACGAAGACCATTACCAACTGTTGCCTCCATCTATAGAATTCAATATAGATAATCAAACATACGTTGGTGTGGATTTGCCATACAGTATAGTTTTCGATCATTTTGTTAACATCATTGACGTTATTCCAGGTTTAACTGGTGAACCTAATGGTAACAACAATTATCGCACACTAGGCGATCCTGCTAACAAAATTCGTTACAATAATCAAGGTAACGTAATGATAACACACGAGGTTGATATTCGTCAAGGTTATTTTTATCTTACACGTAATGATTATAATCCAATTGAAGCGTTTGAATTTTTATCTCATGCGTACAATGATTACAAAAACAAGGTTATTACATTAACTAGAAAACTATTAGAAGATCCTGCGAATCAATACAAGACGGCTACTGAAATACTAGAAGAAGTGCTACATCAAATATCTATTAGTCGTTCAACCGTATTGAAACAGTTTGAAGGCGTTGATATGCTAGTGTTCGGATCTGAATTTGTACACTACGAGAAAGGAATTATTTCAGTTGTTGACGGCATACAAGAACAACTATTACCTTCTATGGCAAATGATGTAGTTGAAGATAAGGACTTGTTTGTTTACGTTAACGGGGCATTAAAAATGCTGAACATAGATTATATAGTTTCCGCAACTGGTAACGAGATTATATTTTCGCCTGATTACGTACCTAGTTCTTCTGATACAATTGAAGTTAGACTATACACAAACAAACCAGAATCGTACATGCCTCCTAGTGCGACACGATTAGAATTAGCACCTCTATATATTCCTAGAATCGTTTACGACAATGAATACGATACTCCTGTAAATTTCATACTAGGACATGATGGTTCTAAAGTACCGATGTTCAATGATTTAACAGACGATGTTCTATTAGAGTTTGAACGTAGAATATTTAACAACGTTTCTAGTTTAGAAAATGGTGCTATTACATATCAACCATTTACTAACTTTGGTTTGTCGAACCCTGAATACTCTGTTTTCGAAAGAAATTACATTATGTATCCATTCTTCAAGAAATGGATGGACAAAAACAACATAGATGCACTAGTAAATGCTAACTACGATCCTGATGATTGGAAGACGTGGAACTATTCTAATTTTACACAAATTGGCGTAGGGCATTGGAGAGGAATACATCTGTTCCTCTATGGTACTGATACGATTTTCGATAATCCGTGGGCAGTGTTGGGATTAGCAAATAAACCTAGCGACTTTGATACAAACTTCGGTAGTGATTATACATCGGAATCGTTCTGGATTGCTCTTACTGATTACATTGCAACTGAATACACTGCACAACTTCCAATACCAGTAACAAGTTCAAACGAATTAAAAAGTATACAAGAACTACTTAACTTGGACATAGATGTTACTCGTGATTCTATATACCTGTCTGATAATTGGAAATTTGGTGATTGTTCTCCGATTGAAATGGCATGGATTCGTAGTAGCGAATACCCATACCAAGCATTCAATTCTATGATACTACAACAGCCATTTTCTACGTTTGAAACATACGAGAATGCAGTTAAAGAAGCAATATCATTCTTTAGTACCCGTAATGGTTATGATGTGAATGCTAGAACGCAAGAATTAGAAAATTATGAATTTAAATTGGGTACTAGATTTGCTGGGTTTGTAAACAATTTTAAATTGTTTAGTGAAAACACAAGTCTAAACAATAGCCGATACAGCGAAATACCATCGGACAATTATGATATATTCTTACACGCAGGTGAACCTAATCGTTCTGAGTTTTTTAGCGCCGTCGTACTAGAAAAAGTTTCTCTTGATACTGAATACCCAACATATGATATTGCAAATGTTGGTGATTACAACAAGGGAATGATTGTACTTAATCCAAGTGATGGTAAGTACTACAAACGCCGAGTAGAAAGCCCGACTCAGGCGGAAATTGACATGTCCCTAACATTTGATTATACAGCGTGGGTTATGATTTCGCAACCTCAAGTTTCGACTGTAGGTTACAGATTATATGGGTACGATGACGCTAACCCTCGTTTCTATGCGCTTGATTGGGATACTGCTTCTGGTATTAAAGTGTATGCAACTGAAGGTGAACAAGCCGACCTTAAACCATGGAGTGAAACAACTTACTATCGCAAAGACGAAGTAATTCAGTACAATAACAAACCTTATGTTTGTTTAGAAACGCACACTTCTGGTAGAGACTTTGGTGATGACGCAGGTAATTGGAAGATGCTTGGGGAATGGCCACGTATTAATAAAATTACCGTTACTGGTTACAATAACTTACGTACTGATTCAGTGACAACTTACAACTACGGTGATATTTTAACATTGCAACAAGTTGCACATCTATTAATTGGTTACCAAGAATATAGCAAACTGATAGGTTGGGACTTTACTGACCGTGATGCTGATGGTAATCTAATCGATTTCGAATACTTGTTGAAAAAGTTCTTAGATTGGAGTGAACAACAACATGACATGGGCGAATTTATTTCTTTAACTCCTATGTTGTCAACTGGTTCGTTTACTACTCCGTTCGGTGTGGCAAGTGCTACCCGTGATTACCGTCAAGGTTTCTATCGTGTAGTTGATCAAAATGGTAGCAGAATTTCACTTAATCAAATTCAATTCTTAACGACTGATGGTGAACTATCTTGGGCATCTAATACACCTATCTACGGTATGGCAATGGATATTATAGAAATTGAACATGCTATGGTAATAGACCGCGAAGATAGTTACGGCGATGTGATTTACGATCCGTTAATGCATAACAGGAATTTACGTGTTCTTATTGACTGTAACAGAACAGTAGGCTGGGATGGTACAATGACAGCAGACGGTTACATCATTTCGGAACAGAAACTAATTCCTAACTTTGAAACACTGGTTGCTGATACAGAAAAATACCGTGATACTATTCTAGACCAAAACTTAGAGATTATCAATAACCTTAAAGCAAGCCATATGGGTTATGTTCCGTCAACATACTTGTTGAATCATGGCGTAGAACCTGAGTCACAAATGGAATTCTACAAAGGATTTATTGCCCACAAAGGCACGAATCAAAGTGTTAATTTGTTAGTAAACAAAAATTCTAACATTGACGAAGTTGAACATGGTGATGTATGGGCTATCAAAGAAGCCGAGTACGGAGTAAACGATGCTAGACAAGTTGTATCAGTATCGGTTGATCCTAAAAATATGGTATCTGAGCCTTTAGTGGTGACGTTTGACAATACAGAATATCCTATGGTTCAGACAGGCAAACGATCAACTGCCTCTGTTAAGACTTCAGGCTATGTTGATGACCGTTATGTGGACTACAAAGTATTCACCCAGCAGCAACTAGAAGACTTAAGTTCTGATGATATAGATGAAGGTGATTTAGCATGGGTTCAATTTGACCAAGTGCGTGATTGGGACGTAGTTCGTCTAAGTGAAATAGCAGAAATAGGTTTCGTGGGGGAAACACAAGATGGACAGTTGTATGTAATTTTAACAAATAAGGTTAATACATCTGAACCGGTATATTTGCGAATTGTAGATAATGGCATTGAACCAGAAATCAATAGTTATTACTACCTTGTAGAAGACGGTGTAGTTTCTTCGGGCTACAAATACCTAGTATTCGAGACTAACTATGAGCCTCTTACTGTGGAAATTGATTCTACGACTTCTAACTCTATATTGTCACCATCAACTGAAGGTACCGGAGTTGAAGCGATAGGTTCTGTATCTTTCCCTATATTTGCTGAAGGCGATAATTTGTATATCAATGGTACACCAGTGACATATACCGAGTCAAATGCTCAAGTACAAATTTTAATAGAAGGAAGTAGAACAATACCATTTGTCAAGAAGAATGACCAAATAAGTATTGCTGTTCGCAACGAAAGCGGTTCACTACTGAATTCAACTACTAATATTACTTTTGACGGTTTAACTGTTACAAGTGTTGGCGCATTTGCTCCATCAGTAGGGGAATCATTCCAAATTGACGGTGTGACTATTACTATTCAGCCGGCAAGCATATCTTCTATACGATTAACTTCAACTGCGACTGAAACAACAAACGTTCCTAACAATAGAACAATCACTATAGATGGTACCACTGTCACAGTAGGCCCGGTAATTGCTACGGCTACTAACATACCAGCAGACTTTACAACTACTCAGCAAATTACAATTAACGGAAACGTAATAACTTACGATATTGCTGACTATGCTCCGGCTAACGTAATTACACCACAAGATATTGCTGATGGTATAAATGCTGCTGGATTTGCAGTATCAGCATCTATCAATGGTGGTGGTTATTTGGTTGTAGAATCTGACGGTGCGTATCTTGAAATGTTAGGCAGTATTGTGGGATCTACAGGATTTGGATTTACAAGTTCTAGTCTGTATCGCAGAACTAAATTTGAAGATATTGCCAGTGACATTACTTCAAGTGTTACCAACGTAACGTCTTACACTGATTCAAGTAACAGATTAGTTATAGAATCTGGTAATCCTACAATGACGATTTCAGGTAACGCTCTTACTATACTAGGTATTACAGCAGGAACATATAATACGATTCAAGAACCTACTCGCAGTAGTGTGGTTAACCAAATTAATAGTGCTAGTATAACTGGAGTTACCGCTTCGGTAGTTTCTGGTAACTACATCGAAATTTATAAAGAAGGTCCTAAGATACAATTATCTAATGTTAACACAGGTACATTAGAAAGTTTAGGTTTCACTGGGGATATTGAAAAATATGGTTATGAACAAATCGTTGAAAACATTAATGCTGTATTCTCAAACAATACTGCTATTGCTGAAGCATATTTTAATACATCGACTGGTGTAATAAACATTGTATCGCCTAATGCACAAGTTGACGTAACAAACGTATCGGGTTCAGCATTGACTGACCTTGGTATATCACCAGGCATCTATACTCCGCCTGTCGGTGGAGGCATCGTTGATGCGTATGTAATGCGTGACTTAATTAATGCTGCGGGTGTCGGTGTGTCAGTATCCGTATCGTCTGATGGAAGAATGATATTCACATCAGATGATATTGCTATCACATTTGACGGTACATCACAACAAATACTAGATTCTATCGGTCTAGTACGTGATTATACAAGTGCTAAATCAGACCCTAACTTTAAGATTATGCGCTGGAAATCAGTTCGTTTCACTCCTGGATACAACGGTGTCAACTTCAACGAATTCTACACTAATTTAGGTTTGAATAGTTCAAGTTACATTTGGGCAGATAACTACACGACTAACCGTTGGGCAGTATTGTTCCGCACAGAAGAAGGTAACGTAACAACAGTTGCACTACAATCAGAAAGAGTTGACACTGACCTTGTTAAACGAGTAGTCACAACTGATGGGACAGGTAATATTCAGAGATATCATATATATGATCCATTGAATGGCAAATTCCAAGGTGAAATTGGTAAACATATTAAGTTTATTACTTGGGAAGACCCTGCAAAATATGAATATGAAACATCAAACAAAGATACATGGTATGAAGAACATGTAGGGGAAATTTGGTGGGACACTAACTTAGTTAGATACTATCGTTACAACGACTATGGTGATCGTCTGGGCAACATAGACCAAAGTTTTGCCAGAAGAAATTGGGGCCGTCTAGTTCCAGGTTCACAAATTGTAATAAAACGTTGGTCTTCCGCTACCATTCTACCTGATTACGTGACGGATTACAATGAGTATACATACTTTGATATTGTTAAAGGTAAGACTATTACCAAGTACTACTTCTGGGAAGCATTCGAAGAAGACACTGGAAATATTAGGGTAGACGATATCCGCCGTATGTTGGTGAACAACGATACATCATACAAGTTCTTCCCAATTGACGGTAATACCATTGTATTGACTAACCATAAAAATGATTTTACTGGTGACAGTAGTGTAAAATATGATTTACATTACGACCTAGTTGATGTGAAAGGCGGTCTGCATACTGAATGGCGACTAATTTCAGAATTGCTTGATAATGCTGAAACTGATGTTATAATTGATATTGTTAAAAACAATTTAGCAAATATTGAAATCGTTGACTCCGTAGCAGTTGAAATGTCACAAGGTGATATTGACAACGGGTTTGACGGTATAGAATTTACATATGACTTCATTACTAGCGCAGATTACGACACACTTGTAATTACAGTGAACAATGCCATAGTAGAGCCTAACAATTTTGTTATAGATGGCGATATGGTTACGTTGAATTACTCAAGTGATTATGTTGCTGGTGATGTAGTTCGAATATACAAAGTAAAACCTCTAGAAAATAATTTCTTCTACGATCCATTTATAGCAAGAAGAAACTTTGCTAGTTTGTTCGATGATATGTTCAAGTTCACATTCATTGACAGATTCGCACCTACTCGTGAAAATTATATCACAGTGGAAGACTCTATATTCTATCTGAAACCTTGGGCAATAACCGAAGAATTTATCGAACCTCCTAAGTATCAATACCTATCTCGTTTGAGATCCTTTGATATGATTGACTTGTACAATCAAGGTGTAATTTCATTTAAAGTTCAAGAAGATGGGATTGATGAATACTTTGTTGAATTTAACGGTAACCTACAAATTGTTCATCGTACTGATTCTGCTATGGGCATTGACTTTGACCGTGCTCCAAGTGGCAATCCACAAAGTTACTACGAAAACTTTACTGGCATTCAATTACTAGAATTCTTTACTATGATGGAGTACTACGCTACACATGATATGTTAAAAGAAATGGCAATTGAAATGATTAACTACCGTATGACTGAAGAACAAGAGGCGACTGATATAGTTAAAACAAGTTACATAGACTTGATATTCAACTACCGTCCACTTGCTCAACATGCGGTATACCAGCGTGATAGTTATCAAGATATGATTGATTACTTCAACGAGACAAAACCTTACCATGTTAAGATTCGCGATATAGAAAGTAAGTACACACTACAAGATGATATCACAGCATCAATTGATGACAGTCATCATATGGATATCGACATGTATTATGGTTGGTACGAAGTTGCTGATTTTGTAATAGAAGAAGAATACACTGCTTCAAATCCGTACGTGATAGAAAATTTCATGTCATACTTTGAAAAGTCATCACTTGTTGGGCATGAGATTGATATATATGTTGAAGAAGAACACCGTGATTATGAAGTTCATCGTGTTGAAGAAACTTTTGTGAGTGATGGAAGTGCTACTATTTCGATTGCTGCAAATTCTAATGTTGTGACACAAGTTAAGATAAAATCCGGACAAGAAACTACGCTTGTGTTGGATAGAGATTACACAGTGGACTACAACGCCCATACCATTACATTCGTTACTGCTCCAGCGATAGATGATGAAATTACAGTTACTAGAAGTTACGAAGTAACACAAATTAACACAATTGAATCGCAGTATCAGAATGACGGTGTTAGCATCCGACACATGTACAAACTTCGCCCAGAATACTACAAAATAGTAGGGGATGATATTATCTTTAACACTGAAGGTGTACGTGAAGAAGACATGCCATTTGACGGTTCATACAACGGTAAATCATTCTTACCTGAGATAGGAGAGCATGTACAACTTGTTCTACGTGAAAGTCGATATGAAGAATACCGAGTAGATGGTAACGCAGATTTTGATACTGATAATGAACATGAAGGCGGTTCTTTGCTACGTGTAATAGATGAGTATACAAGTGAAGCCGATGGTCTCCCTGAAGGCATGATGCCAACACATATCAAAGAATCAGTTTTCAATACAATTTCAGACAGTGGTTCTGGTGATATATTAGAATTCCAAGTATATGATAATTGGGGACGTGCATTTCGCATGATAGTTAATGGTGTTACTACGGTTACTGATTTCACTGGTGATAAATTAACAGTAGCGGACGGTTCTATATTCCGTAATGCGTCTGAGCAAGACCGTGTTATTATCGCTATTAACAATGGCACACATACTGAATTTATGTCGTACAAGACATTAGACGGAAATGTATTGACCATTAATAAGCGAGCGGAGTTTACAAACTTGTATCGTGAAATTGCTAGTGGTGATACCGTTTATGTATTCCGTGACGATTATAATTTCCCACAATCAAAGAGCGGATTAACTGGTATTACTTTAACTAGTAATGTACCGTCATCAGGGTCATCATCATCAAGTATGGATGATCTTCAAGGTTATCTTGCTTATGTTTGGGCAGTTTCTCCTTCAAGTGACGTTGCTGACCCGACAGATACTAATCACCCGAATTATGACATAGATTTCAAACCTATACTAGACCGTAATATTAATCATGTCTGGTTGTACGATAAAGCACCACCACTCCCAGCACGAGTGGATCAAACAGGAACTACAACAATTGATATAGATCCTGATTGGATTTATCTAATAGGCGGAAGAAATGCTAATTGGACGGGCGATGAACACAGAATTGATTATGAGTTTTTAGATTCAAACGATAATGTAGTGGGCGCAGCCCGACAAATGTTTAGTGCAACATTCAAGAGTAGAATATATCACGGCCCTGATCTAGCCAATCTTGTTCACAGTGGAGACACAGGAACATACCCGAATGTTAACGGATATTGGTTTATAGAAAATGATGCGTTATATTTCAGAACAGTTCCGGACGGTAATAATGCGTATCAGTATGATTTCATACAGCAATTTAGTTCGACACCAACCAAATTGAGAATATCAAATGCATACGCAGAAAGTAATTACAGTACAACTGGCGGTGCATATGGTAGTTTGCGAATACAAAATGCCGAAGCAAATCAAGTAATTACACAACAAGAAGATTGGTGGGTTACTCTTGACGATTATGCATCATATAATACTTCGCAATATTCGACAGATGGAACGGTTCTGTCAATAAATGATAATGGTTCTCCTTCGGCACTTACATTACTTTTTAATGAAGATAGATATATTACATACGCCGAAGTAGAATTCCGTGTTACAAACGATGGTATCGGCGATGCGGGATCGTTGAGTTTAAATGGATTTTTAGGTTTAAACCCAATGAGAGAGCGATTAGTTGATTCACAACAACGTCCGAGAATTAATGGGAAGTTTGTAGGATCAAAAGTTGTCATCGGTCAGTGGATGAAACTTGTGGCAAGGAGAATCGACAGTACTCACATGGAACTTATTCTTAAGAATGCAGACACCGGAAACATTGTGGATTTGTGGATCGATGAGGTATCACTTGTGCCATCAGATAGGATCAATTTCTCTAACGGAGATGGTAGTTCGTATTCAGGTCTAATGGAAACAGAATATCGTAATTTAGTTATAAGATACTATACGATTTAAAAGATAAATAGAAGATAGAGATATTTAACAACATTTAATGGTGGAAAAAATACAATGTTACAAGACAAAATGAAAACACAGATTATCGGTCAAGTAAAAATCACCGATAAAGATACAGGCAAAGTACTGCTGAAGAAAAAGAATGCCATACATCCAGGTAATATGGCATACATTATTGCATCAGCACTTGCTGACCAACCCACGAACATAAACCCGGGTGGCGCGACCCCTGCAATTACATGGATGGGTTTTGGTAATGGCGGTTCAACGTCCACTACTACAATAAGTTATCGTTCACCTCGTGTGTCAGGTGTATATGATGGTCTACCAATTAGTGCATCCAACTCAGCATTGTATTCTCCTGTTTACTATCAACAAACAGAGAATGAAGTATTTTATCCTGGTCAAATCATTGATACAAATACTGGCGCTCAAGAAATTATTCCTGCTAATACATCTAAATTAGTCTTTACAGTTGATATGGACCATGATAGAATAGAAGAATATACCGGTGTTGTAACACCTGAAACAGACTCGTCTACAGGACCAGAAGTTGAAACTTACACATTTGATGAAATTGCTCTAATTTCAGGTGTCACCACTAATGGCGAAATAGATTTAGACAAGTCTCTTATGGTAACTCATGTAACATTCCACCCTATTCTATTACCAGCAAACAGAAACATCAAGGTGGAGTACACACTAACAATACAAATAAACTAAGGTAACAAAGCGGGATGCCACAATCATATAAACTTATAGGTAACAAGATTACCTGGCACATGTACAACGACTGGGCGACAGATTTGAATAATATTGTCGGTCCAGGCGGTTGGAACATGGACGGTACAATACCTGACGACAGTTACGGTTATGCGCAAAGGCATTTGCTGATTCCGTTACTAGAACCAGGTTCAATTGTTGACCGTGACGCTTGGGATAGACTACTGTGTGTAATGGAACAAGTTCGTGTTCACCAAGGCTTGCCTAGTGAAATGCCTATTGACACTAATGATCCTAGATTCCCTGACCCTGCTGACGTAATCAATTTCGTAAAAGTAATTGTTGAGTATATAAACAAACTTGCTGAAAATCGTTTGGTAGTTGACCCTAGCGTACTTACGCCGTGGAAAGATAATATTTGGGGCGAAGGTGTTCGAGTTTGGCAAATATACTTGGACTCTATTACACCCATCGAAGTTTCATCAATATCTAACGGGGTGTCAGTAAAACAATATGAAGAACCCATTCCTAGTCCTCCGCCACATGAGGTTATGTGGACAGTCGGTGATCCAGTTTTAGGTGACGATGGTAATCCTGTTTACGACTCGACTGGTGCTCAAGTATTCGAAACAACATACAATGATGGTTGGGAATATACTGACTGGCGTAATTTACAGTCTATCAATATGGCGCACACCGTTGAAATGACTAAACACGCATTCAACACTAGGCAGTATCCAATGACATTGCCTTCAGGATTTACTGGTACAGTAGAGTGTTCTGATGGAGTAACTTATGGTTCAGGTGTGATTAATGTACCGCCTGGAATTTCAGTGTTTACAGTTACGTTTGTTAACTATCAACCTGCTAGTGCGTATACATTTACGATTGATGGTGTTACTGGTAACGGCGGTCCTTATGTTGCTCCTGTAGAGTTTACACAAGTAGCCTCAGTAACAAGTGTAGAAAGATTAGAAGGTGAACCTATAACACATGTAGTAAGACTAGATTCGCAAACATATTACTATCAGACGGATGGTGCAAGAACTATACCATTCTCTATATCACCTTCTGGGATTGATCCCGCTGAACCGTACATTGATTATTCTCCTGATGACATACACTTTACGAATAAAGTAGAATGGGACGCAACGGCGGGAACTTTACTTATACCTGAAGGAGTACTCAACTTTGAAATTATAGTACAAGGTGTAAGAGAGAGAATCGGATTTGAAACAACTAATCCGTTTGACAGTTTGAAAGACTCTGGTCCAGAAACATACACAATATCAGTTGGCGGTGTAACGGCAGTAGGCACAATTAATGATCCCGATCCAAGATACTGGACTGGACTAGAAACATTTGAAGTATCAGCAAGATTCGGATACGATGCACAATCCTTATCACGAGACCAAGTTATATTACATGCTAGACAATCGCATACGATGAATAATGGCACAGTTGAGGTTGTAGAAGACTCTATTGATATAGGTTCTAATAACTTCTTTTCTAACACTGACCCAATGAATACGATTGACTTCAAGGACAGATTGAATATAATGCCAACGCATCCTGCTGATATAGTTGAGTCTGATGAACCTGAATATTGGTTAGAAATTATTGGCACTCCTAATTCTGAAGGAGCAGTATTCTCGGGATTGTACAGCGGTCCTGATAAGGCTGACGATTTAGAAAACGCTTATCCAATCTATCTTTATAATATAGATGGGGATGTGTATGCTTCTACCTCACCTACTCTTGCTGAATTACAATCGGATATAACATCGAATCAATTCTCAATTACATTCGGTTTACAACTTGAGGTAGTCAAGGATGAAACAACTTTGGAAGTAACAAATGTTAATGTTACACTACATCAAATTTCAGGTAAACGAATGAGAAGTGGTTTCTTTAATGCCGGTAGCCAATTACGTATAGATGTGATGTTTGATTTGTTTGATTATGATGAAAACTTAAATCCTAATGATCCAGAATGGGTATCAAAACCTGAACCAAACACACAAAGTCAGTTATGGTCTTGGATGTTACAACAAGTAGAAAGTTTAACAATGGACTACTTTGAAACACGCAGTATTAACTTTGTTGGTTCTCCTGGTGTCGGATACAGTGGATTGAAGAATTTCTATCAGACCGTATATCGTTACAGTACGACAGCATTCCCAGGATATGAAAATAATGAATTCATTGTTATGGCAATGCGCAATGATGTTTACGCTTCAGTTGACATTAAACTAATGCTAGTAGACCGTTATGAAGCAGAAGAGTTTATCCCATACGAAGGTACATTCTATGCTTTGGATGGATATGACGCTGCCGAAGTAGACAGTGGGTGGCATTTCGGTGAAGAGTTTGACGATTTGGCAGCATTGTTCCCGAACGACAATACACAAACTGATCCTAACGCTCAAGGCGGCTATGTAAATAGTTTAACATCTGAAGAAGTTTCTGACTATGTAGCAGGACAATTCACTGCTTTGTTTGGTCATCGTAGAGATATTTCACGAGAGAGCACTGCTCCTTGTACAGGCACGCCATTTGGTGGTAACGCGCCTATGTATGTAGACATTACTGAATACCCACCAGAAAGATACTATGGTCCATACATCTGGAAAACAGAAGAGTATGTTGACGAAGCCGCTAACGGTAAATATATTAAGGAATAAAATTTATGAGTACAAATTACCCAAGAAAAGACATAACGGTTAAACTTGCTCCTAGTGATCCAACAGTTAATGTGACCGCTGTCGGTCCTCGTGAACTTCTACATGAAGAAATGGATAACAACTTTAGAGCATTGGCAACTGTTACAAACGTATACGTTGAAGATATCGACAACAGGTTGATTGCCGCAGAAAGCGATATTGACACACTTCAAAGTGATGTTACAACACTACAAGCAGAAATGCTTCTAGTGAGCCCGGATAATGTTGCGAACATTGCTGCACGAATAGAAGAAGTTGACCAAAGAGTTGCCAACGCAGAGTCAGTGTTGATAGCACATGAAATTGCATTGGCTGATTTGGCAAATGCCGTTGCAAATGTAAACACATTTGATAATCGTATAACATCAAATGAGCAATCCATTGCGGCATTGGAAACGCAAGCAAACAATCTTCAAACAGAACTAAATACTACACAACTTGCCGCACATACTATTTTTGATGGTATTAGTACATATATAGGTGAAGCATTAGGCGGAACAACTAGACAAGTGCCTGATCCGTTGAACCCGGGTTCTACCGTGACTGAAACATTCATAGGTCTAGAGGCAGCAATTGACCAAGCAGTACAACTCAAACAAGATTTGGATCCTGAGAGTTCTACTGCGAGTTTATCTGGTAATGTTCAAATGGATGTTGCGTTGTTAAAAATAGTAGACGATTTGCTACTTCCACAACTAACATCTACTCGTTGGATGCTACAAGACATTAAAGATATCATAGACTCACAGAATCCAAACATTAATATTTAATTTGACATTGGTCTCCTTTTTGTGTTAAAATATACTAAAAGGAGACCTTATTTGTGAATGATATCGAAACAAAACAAGAAACACTAGATTCAGCATTCGATTTTGCCAATGCAATGTATTCATACAATTTAGCAAAAGAGAATATCAAACTTAAAATAGACAATAGATTGGTGTACAGCGTCAATGGCGGAACCTTTTCAGTTACAACTGAATTCTTAAACTTCCTGTGCTTTGCTCTACAACATGGCGAAGATTCGCTTATCATGCTTGACAACAACCGTAATCCGATACTGATACCAGATGTTGAGGAATCGTTGGAAAAAGCAAAAACCATATACGATACTGTTATGGCACAAGCATACGAAGAACTTAAACAACTAGAATCATCAAGGAACATCAAACAGGTTTTTGACAAGTAATGAGTAAAGGCATTGTAATTCTAGCAAGAAACAATGAACACTATGACTATGCCAAAATTGCCGTACTATGCGCAAAGATGGCTAAAGAGCACCTGTGCCTCTACGATGAACTATGTTTGATTACTGATACACCAACATATAACGCTAGTAAAGAATCGATAGATAAAACATTTGATAAGGTTATCGAAGTAAACGATAATACACGACCATCTTATAGACGTTATCACGACACTCCCGAACGAGATATTGACGCACACTTTATGAACTTAGACCGTTCAGAGGTGTACGACTTATCACCATATGATGAAACACTATTGATAGATTCAGATTACTTAATTATGAGTAACGTATTGGATCAAGTATGGGGAAGTGTTAATGACTTTATGATACATTACGACTACTGTGACCTAGGGCACACCCATAACACTCGTAGAGCATACTTGGATGGTAACACGATACCTATGGCGTGGGCGACGGTTGTTTACTTTAGGAAGTCTGTGTACGCACAATCTGTGTTCACTATGATTAAACACATTCGTAAGAACTACAAATATTATTGTACATTGTTCAAAGCGAAAGACCATCTATATAGAAATGATTATGTATTTGCTATGGCATTACATATAATCAATGGCGGTCTAACGGATAAAGTACCTACCCTACCGAATAAATATTTGGTCAATAGTTTTGATATAGACGAAATATACAAATTTAAAAGCACCGAGGAAGTTATTATTCTTTGTGCTAAAAGACGAACATCAGAAAGAAAAAAACGGCGAATCAAAGAACAGCCGCAATATGACACTTATATGACTAGATTGTTAGGCGCAGACATACATATAATGAATAAAAAATCGTTGTTACGACATGCCGATGCACTATTAGAATTGTTGGAGAATCGCAATGTCTAAAGGATATATCGCAATAGCACAAAATAGCAGAGACGATTACCTAAGAATGGCATACGCTTTGGCTTTAAGTATTAAAGCAACTCAATTAGAAGTAAAAGATTTTTGCTTGTGTACAGACGAAACAACAGCAAAACTTATCACTGATGACCATAAAAAAGTATTTGACCATATAGTTATGGTTCCGGAAGTTGACACACGATGGAAAATCGACAACAAGTGGATGTACTACGACTTGTCGCCGTTCGATGAAACTATGGTACTTGACGTTGATATGTTATTCGTAGAACCCATAGATTTTTGGTGGGATACACTTCAAGAAAAGGATATGTGGTTACCAAATCACACATTAACATTTAGAGGCGAAGTTGTAAATGCAAATAACTACAGAATAAAATTTGTAGACAAAAAGTTGCCTAACGTATATACTAATATGATGTACTTCAAAAAAGGAGATTATGCGTTTCACTTTTTTAGAATGTTGAAACATATATTTCAAGACTGGAATCGCTATTACGAATCTTTCTTAGTTGGTCCTGGACAGGACAGTTTAAGTGCAGACTTAGCATATGCTTTTTTAATCAAGGTGTTAGGGATTGAGGGTGAAGTAACTGACCCTAGACCGACACCTACATTTGTACATATGAAAAGTAAAGTGCAAAATGTAAGAGGTGTTGAAGATAACTGGGAAGAATCATTGGGTTGTACACTAGGAGACGATTTGAGTTTGTATGTAGGTAACTACAGACAGACGATGCCATTCCATTATGTAAATAAGATGTGGTTAACAGATGAAAAGTTAAGTATATTAGAGAAAACATTGAATGATTAGTAGTGTTCCAGAGAACTATACAGGCGGACAAAAACGAATTGTTTATTTTACGGAAGTAGGTAACATTAAACAAATACTTGCCGCACCTAAAGAAGATGTGCCGGACAACGAAAGGTGCGCATGGTTCTCGTTAAAATCAGTAGCACCATTTCTAAACGGTCAAGAAGGTGTGACTAAATATAAGGTGGTGAAGCGTGATAGTGGCGGATACGATATTGTAAAAAGAAAAGCAACATTACCTAATATTGTAAGACTAAACCAAATATTTGAAATTAAAGATTCTGGTGATGCGGACGTTTCGTTGACTATTCATGATGGTGAGATGAAAATAGTTGCATCCGAAGAAATTATAGATGCGTATAAACATAACCCAACACATAAAAAAATAGTAATACTTAACGAAACACATCACTCGTTTTACATTACAGTTAAGAATAGACCCGAATTTCTAATTGAAACTATTCAAATAGAGTTAGATGATTTGGTTCGTGGTGTAGAATGTAAAGCGCCATTCAACCATGATATAAACAACGTTAGTATAAGAACACGAAGATTTTTTGATACATATTCAGTGGAGACAAAGTAAATGATAGTTAGAACAGGCGATTTGGATATCTTCTATATTTCATATGATGAACCAAATAAAGAAGAACATTGGGCAGATTTAAAGAACAAATTCCCATTTGCTAAACGAGTAGATGGAGTCAAAGGTTTCGATAACGCACATAAAGAATGTGCAAGACAGTCAACCACTGACCGTTTTATTACTATAGACGGCGATAACATCGTGGACCCTGCATTCTTTACATTGGAAGTATCAATTCCGGAAGACACTGATATGGCAAAATCTGTTATCTCATGGTCTGCTAAAAACTCAGTTAATGGACTTGTCTATGGTAATGGCGGTATTAAATGCTGGCCTCGTGAACTTGTTTTGAATATGAAAACACACGAAGAGGCAGAAACTGAGTCAATGAAGATTGACTTTTGTTGGGATCTCGAATACATTCAAATGAACAACACGTACTCAGTTATCTTTAACTCTGGTTCACCATTCCAAGCATTCCGTGCAGGATACCGAGAAGGTGTAAAAATGTCTCTGGATCGTGGGTACAGAGTACATCTAAGTGAGTTTAAAACTAAGATATGGCCTAAGAACTATGAACGACTTATTACTTGGTGTAATGTAGGCGCTGATGTAGAGAACGGTTTGTGGGCAATTTATGGGGCACGATTGGGTTGTTACGATGTAAACTTTAACAGTGAATTCAAAACAGAATTCATTTCTGACTTTGAATGGTTTAGTGACTACTTCACAAACACCGTGTTGGCTAATATTGGTGAAGGTGACGAACTTTGTTCACGCAGTGGTGTTAAATGGGATTACGATAACTTATACAATGAAGCAGTAAAACTAGGACAGTTATTGGATCAACGAATGGATCTAGAGTTGTGTGAACCCACACCGGAAGTTTCACGATTCTTCAAGCGAGTATATACTAATGCACCGCGCAACCCAGGTCTAACAGCAAAAGAACGACAGATAGGTTCTAAATGAGTCAAGAACTAGAACGTATAAAAAATGTAATGGACATTACAGATGAAGCCATTAGCCCGACATTTTGTTTGGCAAAGTGGCATCATACAACATTGTACTTACAAACAGGTGAAACACATAGTTGTTATCATCCGCCACCACATCGTATCCCAACAGGTGAGTTGGTAGGGAATCCAAGCGCACTTCATAATACACGACAGAAAAAGCAAGAACGAAAAGATATGCTAGAAGGTAAACAACCTTCTGGTTGCTCATACTGCTGGCGTATAGAAGCAATGGGTAAAGATTATATTTCTGACCGTAAAATTAAGACAGCAAGTATATACACGCCTGAACGATTGGAAGAAATCAAAAATGCTGACTTTGATTTGAACATCAATCCAGAATATATTGAAATATCATTCAGCAATGAGTGTAACTTTCGTTGCGGCTATTGTCATCCTAAAGCAAGTAGTCGATACTGGAATGAAATTAAAAAGCATGGTCCGTACTCTATGAGTACAGAACATAGAGCAGACATAGATTGGTTTACACTCTTTCATAAAGAAGAATCTAATCCATACGTTGACGCGTGGTGGGAATGGTGGCCTGAAGTAAGTAAGACACTTAACATACTACGTATCACAGGCGGCGAACCACTGCTACACCGCAGTACATGGGAACTATTTGAGCAACTTGACAAAGATCCTAAACCACATATCCAAATTGAACTTAACAGTAATCTTGGTGTGAAGAATGCACTGGTAGTCAAACTAGCAGACACGGTTAAACGACTAAAAGCAGAAGGTAAAATTAAAAGTTTTAAACTGTATTCGAGTATTGATACATGGACTAAGCGAGCAGAGTATACCCGTGATGGTCTTGACATAGAACTATGGGAACAGAACTTAGATTACTATTTGAGTAATACTGGACTTCCAATTACATTTATGATTACATTTAATATCTTTTCAGTGACAAGTTTTCAAACATTGTTAGAAAAGATACTAGAGTGGAGGACTAAATATAATTCAGATGACAACGAGACGCAATGGCAAAGAGTTCGTTTTGATACACCGCACTTAAAAGAACCTCTATTATACGATATGAATATTCTACCTAAAGAACAGTTTATGCCGTATATGCATAGTCATTTAGAATTCATACATAATAATATGGATGAGAATGATAGAATGAAATTTAGTCCGTTAGAGTACGAAAAATTTAAACGAGTGGTTGACTATATGGAAAGTACTCGTTATGAACATGCGAAAGAATTAGAAGCACGAAAAAACTTCTATCGTTGGTTCACTGAACATGACAAACGTAGAGATACTAATCTAGTAAAAACATTCCCTGAAATGGAATCGTTTTACTTACTATGTAAAGAATTAACTGAATCTTGAGGATATACTGAATGAGTAACATTGGATTTATAGGTACAGGTAAGTTGGGACTACCATGTGCTGAAGCAATCGCACAAAAAGGACACAATGTAGAAGGCTATGATGTAATGGAATGTCCTAGCGAATTTGTTAAACAAGTTGACACAATTGAACAACTAGTACAAAACAAAGACATTGTATTTGTTGCTGTGCCAACGCCACATGACCCAGCATACGATGGTAACGCCCCTACAGCACACTTGGAACCAAAAGATTTTGGATATGACATTGTAAAAGAATGTATTACTGAAGCAAACAAATACATGACGCCAGACCAGTTATTGGTTCTTATTTCTACTGTACTACCTGGCACAACACGCCGAGAGTTTGTTGACTTAGTAACTAACACACGATTTGTATACAATCCGTATCTAATTGCTATGGGGTCAGTGGCATGGGATATGGTTAATCCAGAAATGGTAATGATTGGCACACAAGACGGCAGTGAAACAGGTGATGCGAAACAACTCATTGATTTTTACAAGACCGTGATGGAAAATGACCCTCGTTACATTGTAGGTACATGGGATGAATGCGAATGTATTAAAGTGTTCTATAACACATTCATCAGTGCTAAGATTGGTCTGGTAAACATGATTCAAGATGTAGCAGAGAAGCAAGGTAATATCAATGTTGATGTAGTTACTGACGCACTTGCCAATTCTACAATGCGTATCATGGGACCACAATATATGACTGCTGGTATGGGCGATGGTGGTGCTTGTCACCCACGAGATAACATTGCGTTGCGCTACATGGCACAAGAATTAGATTTGGGTTATGATTTGTTTGATTCTATAATGAATGCTCGTGAAATTCAGGCAGAGAATCTAGCAAAAGAATTAGTCAAACATGCTGAAGAAAATAATCTGCCAATATGGATTCATGGTAAAGCATACAAGCCTGGTGTGCCATATCTAGCAGGTAGTTACTCTATGTTGATTGGACATTATGTAGAACAGATGGGACACAGTGTACATTACATTGACCCTGAAACGGGTGATACTGAAGAGCCTAGTGGCCCTGCTGTATTTCTAATGGCGCATAGTGCGAGTACAACGTACAAGTACATGACAGAAGAAGGTGACGGCAACGATAAGTTGTATTGTGTTATTCCTGCTGGAAGTGTTGTAATTGACCCTTGGCGTAAGTTTAGTTCGAATGCCAGTAAGGTAATTCATTACGGTAACACACGAGGACGATAATGTTACCTGCTGTATTGTTTAATCGTGGAAACATATACAACATAGACTATGACAGTACGCAGTATGAATATTTTCAGAATGCGTACAATAGTTTAAATTACTTTGAAATAAAACCTCAACAATATATTGTTTATGGAAACAAGTATGTTGTGTTTATGGATGTAGAAACCGACTTTAAAGATGATGGAGTATTCAAATATTCCTTTTGTAAACCTGTGGACAACGCTCCTGATATTGAATTAGATGCTAGATTATATGAGGATTCGGGAGAAGGATTAGTACATTGGATTATCAATTGGACAACTGAATCATTTACTTATGACCACATAGATTTTGATATTTTAATAAAATCTCTTAATGTTAAATCACCTTCTCAAATAACATTGGTAACCGGTGCATACCTTGAGCAAGAGTTTATGCCTCAAGAAATGATTGATAATGTACAATCTCGAGGAGTTAATTTATTATCCGGTGATACACTACGATATGTTTTGTTCACAGATGAAAACATAAGATACAATAAAGAACATTTCTATAAAGCACGAATAGAGCAGATAGAACGAAAACTAAAACCACGATTTAGAAGTGTATGTTACAACCGTAGAGCAAGACCGCACCGTATATTGATACTGGCACATATGAGAAGTAAGGGTTATATAGACAGTTGTATTCACAGTTTGGGAGACCATGCACCTCGAGGTGAAGGGAATTCATACTCTAAAAACGAACCGTATTTTGATTATTTGTCAGACGATGTAGATTATTATATAAACCATGAAGGATTTGTTACACCGGTCATAGGAGAACAAGATATAGACCTTGATTTCAATCATGCTCCTACAGTTTTCTTACCACACGCTATGAATAGCACACTACATATAGTAACAGAGACAGTGCCGGAAGTACCATACAACTCTTCTTTTATAACGGAAAAATCTTACAAACCGTTTCTTATGATGCAACCTTTCATACAATTCGGTGATGTAAACAATATAGAAGTATTACGTAGGAAAGGTTTTAGAACATTTGACCGTTGGATTAACCACGACTACGATAAAGAACCAGACCATAAGACCAGAATGATAAAGTTTTTAGCAGAGTTAGACCGTCTTCATTCTATGTCAGATGAATGGTGGTCAGAAACACTAATAGAAATGTTGGGAGATTTGACTTATAACTTTGAGCAGATGCATAAACAGGATAAAGACCCCTTTGCACCTGCGTGTGATTTGATACCTATACTAACCCAGTTTAAACAATCTTAACATAGTTTAAACGTGTTTCTGGGATAGATTTTGTTTTCCAATCCACTCCGCATGATTTGATTTTAGCAGTTATACGGTATGAACCTTCAATGTTGCAAAAATCATTTTTAGATGTAAAGAATGAAACCAAGTCGTTAGTGTTTGTGATAGCAGATACATTATAGCCTGGATAACCACGAGATTCTACAACACGGATATTTTCTAGTATGAGTGTAAGTTTGTCACCGGGAACACCCAAATGCTTACTATCTGTTGCACGTAGATTAACATCACTGTTGCGAATTTCATTTTCTACATAGTACGGAGCATAAGCCAAACAACCAATATTACGGCGACTAACCTCACTATTTGCTATTGCTTCTGTAATAGATATTTCAAAACTTGTCAGGTGGTCAGACAATGCTTTGAATGCAAGATTAGTTTCCAGTGTAGAAATGAATTCTTTGGCTTCTTCTAACCGTTCTTCTACTAGTTCAGGGTAATTTGCCATAAGTATGAGAATAGTATCGCGGTTTGACCAACGAACTATTACATAACTTTCGTATGGTTTGTCTGGGTCTGTATTACGATATTCATTGCCACGCTTAACATATGTACCGTTGATATCTTTTGCTACCAGTGAAGCCGCAACTAGAGTAGACAAGTCATAAGATGATGCAGGAGCGAATGATTCTGACATACCCAGGACGAGTTCAGTACCACGATATTCCCGAGTAGTTACTTCTTTGAATTTAGATTCATTCATGTTCTATCTCCTTAACTCAATACTGAACAAGTATAACATATTTAGTATAGTTGTCAACCTTTTTTTGATAAATAAAAGTAGACATATTACAAACAAGGGAGGTTTATATGGCCATTAAATTTAATAACGTACATGTGACAAGACAAGTCGCATACATGGCAGGTGAACTACCAACACCACCTGCTCCGGTATACACAACAGCAACATTAAGTAAAACACTAGACGATCCGATTGGATTCAGTACAAGTGCTGGTGATGTGTTCGGTTGGTCAGTAAGTATTTCTGGTAATTACGCCGTTGTCGGCGCACCTTACGAAGACGATGCTGGTGGTGCCCAATCAGGTAAAGCATACGTCTTTGATGTGGCAACTGGTAATCTACTGCATACACTAGACAATCCAAACGCATATGGCACAAGTGCTAATGATCAGTTCAGTTATACATTGGCAGTGGATGGTAACTACGCCATTGTTGGAGCATATTATGAAGATGATGCTGGCGGTGTTGACTCGGGCAAAGCATACATCTACGATGTAACTACTGGTAACTTAGTACATACACTAGATAATCCAACTGCATTCAGTACAAGTGCTGGTGATAATTTCGGAGAATCAGTGGCAATTAGTGGTAATTACGCCATTGTTGGAGCGCGTTTAGAAGATGACGCAGGCGGTGCTGCTTCGGGTAAAGCCTACATCTTTGATGTTACAACTGGTAATTTAGTACACACACTAGATAATCCAAATGTATTCAGTACAAGTTTAAATGATACTTTTGGTGAAGCAGTATCTATATCTGGCAACTATGCTATCGTTGGTGCCAGTTTAGAGGATGATTCAAGCGGCATTAGTTCAGGCAAAGCATACATATTTGATGTAACAACTGGTAATTTAGTACACCAATTAGACAATCCAAATGCATTCAGTACAAGTTTTGCTGATGGATTCGGCGGATCAGTAAGTATTTCTGGTAACTATGCAATTGTAGGCGCATATGCAGAAGACGATGCTGGCGGTTCGGGTTCAGGCAAGGCATATATCTTTGATGTTACAACTGGCAACTTACTACATACACTAGATAATCCAACTGCATTCGGTACAAGTGCTAGTGATGAATTCGGTTACGCAGTGGCGATTAGTGGTAACTATGCTATTGTCGGAGCATACGCAGAAGATGACGCAACCGGTGCTAATTCGGGCAAAGCATATATCTTTGATGTGACTACGGGTAACTTAGTTGCTACATTAGACAATCCAAACGCATACATTCCGATTGCAGGTCTTAATGATCAGTTCGGTAGGTCAGTGTCGATTAGTGGTAACTACGCAATTGTAGGTGCGCAGTACGAAGATGATGCGAGCGGTTCGGGATCAGGTAAAGCATACATATTCGAATTGAGTTAAGTAACCACTACTCTTAAACAAACCCGCTACTATGGCGGGTTTTTAATTGATAAATAAACTACACAGTTAATACTTAAAGGAGATCATTAATGATATATGTTAACGGATGTGGTTACACCGAAGGGCACACGCTAGAAGATAAAACCAAATCATGGCCTTACATTCTAGGAAAGAAAATAAATGTAGAAGATAACAAAATCTTTATTGAAGCAGACTACAATGTAAGTAACCAATACATTGTGCGCTCAACTATTTCTACATTATGCGAATTTATTAATCGCGGAGAAAAACCTGAAATGGTTGTTATAGGTTTTACAGACCTTGCACGAAGAGAATTTTTCCATGCAGAAACCGCACATTTGGTTCACGGTATACCTCGAGGCGAATATATTCCAAATCCTGAATTCAGTGACGAGTCAAACGAACGCCTAGATATACTAAACAAAATTTACATGACAGACTTGTACGCACCAGTATACGACTTCCATGTATTCATGAACCAGGTTATTTTACTACAAACGTTCTTCGAGAAACACGATATCAAATATATAATGTTTAGTGCAAAGAACTTTACTAATGACCTACTAGATGACACTGATTTAGGTGATTTATGTATTCAAGCAAAACTAACACACTTGTATTCCATGATTGATAGGAAAAAACTAGTTACTAACACAACTATGTTCCGATACATCTATGAGAATGATAAGTACAACGGGGATAAAGAAGATCCATTGAATATGTTCCCTAATGAAGAAGCACATTCAGATTGGGCGGACATATTGTTTGATTTAATTCAACGATAATACACGGAGGTGAATTATGAGTGAAGAACAGCCATTAGAATGGCATAAATCAAGTAAGAAACCTACACCTAACTCGAATGAAGATAACAATAAAAAGCCATCAGTTTGGCAAAAAATTAAGAAGCAAGTGTCTGATATGATAGAAAATCGTAGATTACGAAAAGAGTATAAGGCACGTGTGAAGAAAATGAAAGAACAAGATCCGTTTATTTATAAGTGAGTTTTACCATGAAAGTTTTGGGAATATCAGGTGCCTTAAATCACGATGCGGCTATCTCTGTTGTGGATAAGGGTGAAATACTATTTGCTGCACACAGCGAACGGTACAGTAAAAAGAAAAACGATCCTTTACTTAACAGTGAAATCATCCGTGATGCCCTGAAGTACGGTAAACCAGATGTTATTGCCTGGTACGAAAAACCTATACTAAAAAAAGTTAGACAATTTTTAGCAGGTCAACGCACGTTGGCATTCGATTTAGACGAATTGCCTAGCCGATACTTAAAACAATTTCCGGAACTTCATGGTATCCCAATTGTGTATCAAACTCACCACTATACTCATGCTGCCAGCGGTTATTTTACTTCGCCATTTGATAATGCTGCGGTTGTGGTTATAGATACTATGGGTGAGTTTGAAACACTTACTATTTGGGAAGGTAAACAACAAAACCTAAAAAAAGTATATGCACAAAAGTATCCTAACAGTTTAGGTTTATTCTACACTGCTATGACTCAACGTTTAGGTCTTAAACCTCTCGAAGATGAATACATACTCATGGGTATGGCAGCATACGGTGATCCAGACAGGACTGTTCAAGGTAAACCATTGTGGCGACATATGATGGATACATTTAATATCGTTGTTCATCCTCAACTGTCAAAAACAAATCATCCTATTGCTTTTTGTGATGAAGTGGGATTCGATGAACTTATAAAAATAGGTTTGAATCTACACAAAGGATGTAACTGGTATCTGCCCAATTTAAAATCGGAACAGGATCATTTCGATTTAGCAGCCGCAACACAAAAAGTTTACACTCTACTACTTAAAGAAGTTATTGCTTACGCTAAGTTTTTAGTAGACAGTGATAACTTAGTAATCATGGGCGGTTGCGCACTCAATTGTTCTGCTAATAGTGAAATTACAGGATCATATGAGAATGTTTGGATTATGCCAAATCCAGGAGATGCTGGAAGTTGTATCGGTGCAAGTCAACGCTTTATGAATGAGCGAATCAATTGGGATACTCCATATCTTGGTTACGACATTGAAGGCGAATATCCAGTGGAACCTGTATTGGAAGCATTGCTAAACGGTGACATAGTTGGTATTGCTAGTGGCAAAGCAGAGTTCGGTCCGAGAGCATTAGGCAATCGTACTTTAACCGCAGACCCACGTGGCAATCATATCAAAGACAGAATGAACGAAATCAAGCAACGTCAAAAGTTCAGACCTTTCGCTCCTATGATTATGGAAGAACATGTTCACAAATATTTTGAAATGCCAACAAACATAAGAACATCGCCTTACATGCAATTTGTAGCCAAGTGTAGAGATCCGGAACAGTTCCCTGCAATTATACATGCTGATGGTACTAGTCGTGTTCAAACAGTGAATGCAGAACAACATCCAGGATTGTATCAATTGCTTAAACGCTTTTATGAAGAAACTGGATGCCCGATGCTAGTGAATACTTCACTCAATATCAAGGGGCAACCAATTGTAAACGATGAAAATGATGCAGCCGAATTTGAAAAACATTACGGTATAAAAGTCTTTACTTCCCTATAATATTTGTGCTATAATTTAAGATAACAACTCTATCTCTGGAGGAAGTACAATCCAATGAACGATTACGAAGTATTTTATACGCACGATATTTTAAACATAGAGCACTGGGCAGAACAATGCGAGACTGAAATGTTTTGGTTAGTAGACCATCAAGTATCACCATTCTTAGACTTGATGGAAGATTACTGGCCAGATGACGAAACACTTATACACAACTTTAGTGTTCTGACAGTAGATGGGCACAAGCATGTTGCAGGTGTAAGACTTGTGCCTAAAGAGTATGATACTGACCGTGAACTAAGTTTCCAAGAAGTCATGGGCGATTGGAATCCATATCAACTTATTAAGGCTTATACTGTAGAAGAAGCATTGCCATTTGCTAAAGAGTATCGCTTCTTTGTAATCTCTCCTGATGTAGAAAAAACTTCGATTGATACCCGTAACTATTGTACCTCTACATGGCAAAGTAGTATACTTAACGTAACTAACTATTGGCAAGATATGTCTACTGATGGTACTAATATGGGGTACGGTGGTGTTGTATTGTCTAACAAAGATTACTCGCCTGACAACATATTCTTTAATGAATATTCGGCATGTGAACGAAAACCATATGACATAGTGTTTATGGATTACAACGAACCGTTTGCTGATGAAAATTATGCTAAACTGATATCACGTTTCCCTAGAGCAAAACGAGTATCAGGTGTTAAAGGAATCTATCAAGCACATATGACCGCATCCCGTATTGCCGAAACAGAAATGTTTTGGGTCGTAGATGCTGATGCGATTATAGATCCAACGTTTAAGTTTGACTATTGTCCATCATTGTGGAACCGTGATACTGTACATGTATGGCATAGTCGTAATTCAGTTAACGGACTTGAGTACGGTTATGGCGGGGTGAAACTATTCCCAAGAAAAGCGTTTGATGATGCAGATGAAAACGGAGTGGATGTTACTACAACTGTAGCAGATAAACTTATAGTAGTAGATACTGTATCAAATGTTACACTTATTGATTATGATGAATTCACTGCTTGGAAGTCTGCATTCCGTGAATGCGCTAAACTTGCATCAAGTATAATTAAGAATAGTAACGATAATGATAATGAAGAACGATTGAATGCGTGGCTGAATGATAATAATGAATCACCATTTGCTAAACAAATTCATCAAGCCGCAACATTAGGAGCAGAGTTTGGCAAATCAAATCCTGATATATTGCAACTTATAAACGATTATGATTGGATACGACAACAATATACTGAGGCAACTAAATGAGTAAACGCAAAGTCATCCCAATAGATGAACTATATAAAACAGTAGGAATAGACACGCCTCGTACAGATTCGGTAACTACAACTGATAGCGGATTAGAAATTACTGAAAGTGTTGACATCCCAAAAAGAGATTGGGAAGGCGCAACACCCAACAATTTACGTTATGACCATATAGCAATACAAGAATCTATTAGTGAACGTAATGCAAACCAACAAATTCGTAACTATCGTGGTGCTATGGATTTCTTATCATGTGTTGATTTGCCTTATGGTAATAAAACAACAGGCAGAGTAAAGTCTATCATATCTAAATATTCAAACATAGACTTGACAGAATTCTTAAAACAAGAAAATGCCATGATATATAAAATGTTTGTGAGGATTATAAAGCAGTATGTGAGGTCTAAGTATGATGGTACAACATATTTAATAGGTGACGGTATAGGATTACTTGCGAGCGTATTAGATGATTATGACATTATAAAAGAAAACAAAGTACGCAATATAGATTTAGATCCTGTAGGTCAATTTGTATTCGATTTTATGTTTACTCGTGAGGCAAGAAAAGATTGGCAGTTTAAAGCGACAACTGAAGATGCGTTCCATATAAATTATGAGTCGCATGATTTTAAGTGTGTATTATCTGACAATACTGAAAGTCCAGCATTTAATGAACGACCTGGAGTCATTATTAATATGGCGCTAAGTAAGATAGGTAGAGTTCAAGAATGGTATGATTTAATCACCGATGGCGCTGACCAACTATTAATTCTTGTGGGCGAAAAAGAAACGCCCAAAAGTAAAGTAGAACAGTCGTTTGAAGATATAGAAGAATTTGACAACGCATTGCCAATGGAACGTGTTATTGCATTACATAAACTAGAAATTGGTAAACGAGCATTTTACATTAAAATAGGATATAAAAAGTGTACACATACAACGACATTACGACGGTTCACCTAGAAATTACACAACGCTGTAATGCGAGTTGTCCCATGTGTGACCGCAACGAAAACGGCGGCGCAGTAAACCAGCATTTTCGAGGCAACGAAAAAGAACTATCATTAGAAGATTGTAAGCGTATATTCAAACCTGAGTTTATCAAACAACTTAAAACAATGTATATGTGCGGTAACTTAGGCGATCCCATTGTCGCAAAAGATACACTAGAAGTATTCAAATACTTTAGAGAACATAACCCAGATATGTGGTTAAGTATGAATACAAATGCGGGAGCAAAAGATGAGGCTTGGTGGAAAGAATTGGCGCAAGTGTTTGGTAGAATGGGCACTGTCATCTTTAGTGTGGACGGTCTTAGTGATACTAACCATATCTATCGTCAAGGCGTAAAATGGGATAATGTCTATCGTAACATGAAAGCATTTATATCCGCTGGTGGTCGAGCACGATGGGATTACATCATATTCCAACATAATGAACACCAAGTAGATGAAGCGGAAGAACTTGCGCAAACGATGGGATTTGAACGATTCCAAAAGAAAAAGTCGGGACGTTTTATAGTATCGACAGGAGACAAACTGAAAGATTCACACCAAGCACAGAACAGAAAAAAAGAAAAGACCGCAGTAATAGCGCAACCTAAACAACAGGACAATCAAAACTTAGCACTACTCAAAACAAAAGAGATAGAAAAAACATACGGTAGTATGAAAGAATACTACAATCAATGTGGTATTAACTGTAAAGTAAAAGCGGAAGGTAACATCTTTATTACCGCAGAAGGGTTGCTAATGCCATGTTGTTGGACAGCAGGACGTATGTATAAATGGTGGCACCCAGACTTTCGTGTAGAACAGATATGGGATTTTGTTGACCGTGCTGGTGGCAAAGAAGGGATAGATGTAATCAACAATGATTTACGTGATGTAATGGATAACGGTACATTACTTAAAGATATAGAGAACAGTTGGAGTATTAAAGGTATAGACAACGGTAAGTTGGGAGTATGTGCTATGAAGTGCGGAGACAAATTTGACCCATTTGGAGAACAGTTTAAATGATGGATATAGGTACACTGCTAGATAGATTCGAAACACTTTACCCCAATAATGAGGTTATGGCTGATTTACGTAGGTCATACACTGACAATGACTTGAGTAGTATTTTTCGTTTGATGAAAGATGAACCAACTGTATCGTGTGATATGGAAGAACTACGTAAAGCAGTCATGGAACAAAATCTACATAGTATCTTTAGAGTTGCTGGTAAAGCAGACAGCGACTTGAAAAAACTTATACTTGAAGATAACATATGGAAGTTATGGCCATTACTTGAAGAATCAGTGGGCAAAACACAATTCATTGCTGCATTTAAACGTTTATACAATGATAATATAGAAATAAATGATGATTGTTTTGCTCGCGGACAATTACAAAGTAAACTGTGGTTAGTAGACGAACTATCAAACGTAACAGATGATATCGGTACAGTATTCTTATGTGCTGGGTGGTATGGTACATTGGCAACATTATTATTTGAGAGTGATATTAACATTGAAAAAATAAGAAGTTTTGACATAGATGATTCGTGTTTCACTATTGCTGAATTGTTTAATAAACATTGGGTTATTGATGATTGGAAGTTTAGAGCAGTTACAGCAGATATACACGATATAAATTTTGATACACATGTTTACAATTTAACTAACAGTAAAGGTGAAATATTTCAAGTTACAGACTCGCCCGATAGTATTATAAATACAAGTTGCGAACACATAGAAAACTTTTCCGAATGGTATGCGAAAATACCAGAAGGTAAACTAGTTATACTTCAAGGTAATAACTTCTTTGAAATACCCGAACATGTAAACTGTCATAAAACATTGAATGATTTTAGTGAATCTATGCCTATGACCACTACCTTATATGAAGGCGAATTAGTATTACCTGACTACACACGATTTATGAAAATAGGCTATCGTTAATGTACTTAAACTTTGATGAAATAACAAAGATACAAATTGACCACACATCTCGTTGTAACCTAGCATGTCCGCAATGTGCCAGAATAGTTGACGGTAAAACTGTAAACCCTAGTATGCCTATTACAGATTTGACATTGGATGATTATAGGATATTGTTAGAACCATTCGGAAAAGATAACCGAGTCGTATTATTTCATTGTGGCAACTACGGTGATGTTCTAGTAAGCCCTACATTTGATGAAACATTTGAATACAGTATCAATCACCCGGGAGTCAAGAAAATACGTATAGCAACTAATGGTAGTGCTAGAACACCCGAATGGTGGTCTAACCTTGCTAAACTAGGCGGTGATAGATTAAATGTTATATTCTCTGTTGATGGTCTCCGTGATACTAACCACATATACCGTGTGGGTTCTAATTTTGAAAAGATAATGGAAAACGCACAAGCATTTATTGACGCAGGTGGTATTGCAGAGTGGGCTTACATTGAATTTAAGCATAACTATACACAGATTGAACAAGCAGAGAGTTTAGCAAAGAAAATGGGTTTTGTCAAGTTTTCCGCCAAATACACTGCTAGATTTGCCGAACAGGATCAGAAATCATTAGAGACACGTAAAGGTACGGTAGTAGAAGAAAAAGAAAATCAAAACACACGTGATAAGATTGATATACGGAAGAAATTTTCAAGTTTTGATGAATATGTCGAAAACGCACCTATAACGTGTAAATATAAACGTGATAAAACTGTGTTTGTTGATATGTGTATGAGGTTATGGCCATGTTGTTGGATGGGAGCCCCTAAATACTTTAATACGAAGACCCCACAAACTGCTAGTTTCGAACATTTATTTTCTCTATATGGTGAAGATTTTAATGATATGAGACAGCATGGTTGGGATGTATTAAATCATGAATATTATACCGATTATTTAGAACGTTCTTGGAATAATCGTGATGACAAGTTTAAACGAATATACACTTGTGGTAGAACATGCGGTGACAAATTTGAATTTAGTAGTGGTCACGGCAAAAATATAAAGAGTGAAGATTTGAAATGAGTGATAAGCCAAAAACAAACCCATGGTGCCCGTTACCGTGGATGGGATTGAATGTACGAAACAACGGTGATGTACGAGTATGTTGTAATGCCAACGTATCCAAGACGCAAGGTTTAATA